AAAAAAAAAAAAAAAAAAAGACGAAATACTGTATGACAGTAATCTTTTTTTTTTGTTTTAACTTAAAACTATGGATATAATATAGTATAATAGTATATATGAACTTCAATGATTCCATTATCGAATGGGTAAAAATTGATAATGTTCAAAGAGAATATTTAGACAAATTAAAAGAATTAAGAGAAAAAAAAAATAAATTATCAGATAGTTTAGTTAATCATATACAAGAGAATGATATGGAATCTAATGTATTTAAAATAACTAGTTTAGATACAAATGTACACATGACAAAAACAAATGTACAAGAAAGTTTAACATTTAAATTGATTGAAGAATGTTTATATGAATATTTGAATGATCAGTATAAAACAAATGATATAATTAATTTAATAAAAAATAGAAGAAAAAAAACAGAAAAATATAATATGGTTCAAAAGTAATATTTAAAGATATAACAAATAATTTGAAATTTTAATATTTTTTTTCTATTAACTTAGAGCTACAACGAGCTCGGTCCACGTGTCACACGCAAAGAACAGGTACAAGAAGTTCAACGGGGTAGGCACGCGAAATGGTGGCGGAACACATAGTATCGCAACCGCATCCGGCACCAGAGCCGGAACCAGAGCCGGAACCAGAGCCGGAACCAGAGCCGGTTGGAGAAGAGCCGGTTGGAGAGCCGGTTGGAGAGCCGGTTGGAGAAGAGCCGGTTGGAAAAGTCAAGAAGAAGCTTGATGGCATCACAGCCACTATCGGAATGTTGAAGATGTCGGGGTCAACTGAGGAAGACCTCAAGGACCTTATTTCTGAGCAAAGAATTCTTAAGCGGGGTATCAGTTACATCCGCAATGGGAGTGCGACGCAAGAGGACTTCTTGCGTCAATTCAAAGAAATGTCAGAGAGGCAAGAAAAGGTTGGTATCTTAGAGAGAAAGATAGCCAACGTCACTGACACGATCAATATGCTTAAGATGAGTGGGTTTCAAGAGAATGACCTCAGAGCACTGATCTCTGATAAAGCATTCCTCGAAGCAGGCGTTGGACAAGTCCTTTTGGGGGCTATGACGCAAGAGGACTTCTTGGATCGATACAAGAACAGATCTGCTTCTGAGCAGATTATATAATGTGAATGTACAAAAAAAAAAGGCAAAAAAAAAGACAAAAAAAGACAAAAAAAATTGGTGCACGACGCGCCCGACATAAGCCCGATGCGGCTTTTGTTGTCTGTTTTTAAATACTAGGAATATATTGCCATTGTAATTCTCTACATATTTTAATCCATATCATATCTTGTTGTTTTAGTTTTTCTCTGCTTTTTAATAATGGAAAATATTCTAATAAATCATCTAATTCTAATAATTCACAAAATTTATGTAATACGTATGAATAAGATAAAAAATTTTTTCTTTCTTGTGGACAATGCTTCATAAATGGAATTTGAATTTCTTTAAACATATTTCTTAATTTTTCTTCATAATCGGAAGATAATAAAGGAGCATTCTTACCTGTTACAACATTAATTATTAATGGAATATGTTCGTAATATTTATTATTACCCGTAGTTTTTAATATTTCTCTAATTAATCCATATTTAATTTTATCTTCTTTTAAATTTATATTTTTTTTTAATTCATTTTTAACATCCTCAAAAACTTTAACTGGAACTATGGTTGTCTCTTTTGCTTGAAATTGGGCCAACCATTCATTGAAATGATTAATTCTTTTATAAGCAAAGTAACTTAATTCTCTTGGAACATCCTTATAAGATATCTTTTCAGTATTAACTAGAATATCAACAGTATAACCACATTCATTACAAAATAATTCACTCTCAATTAATTTATAATTCATATTTCTTTTACAATATTTACATTTATATAATAAAACCTCATCTGAATCAAATTTATCATGAATGAACTCATCATTTATATTTGCTATATATTCTGATATAATATCTGTATTATCATTTTCTTTTTTATTTTCAAAGTAATTCATAATACTAGAGGTATCATTTATACAATCTGTATTATTTTTTTTTTTATAATAATCATTTAATAATTCTCCATTATCTAAATAATATTCATTTTCTTCTTCTATGCTTGAAAATTTTTCGGATATCTTACTATGTATAGCATCTATCGTTAATCTTTTATCACTATGAGTTTTTTTTAATTTTTTATTTTTTATAGGCATCTATAATATTTATTATATTTATAAATTATTCTTTAAATTCTAAACCAGCAGCTCCATGATGGTTCTTCTTCTGGACATTTCATCGTACCGAATGCTGGAATACATCTTTCCTTATATTTGTTGTCTTTACATTCTGGATTACTATTAGCCAATGATATTATACTATAAAATATCGACATAACTAATACACCCCATATAATAGACCATATTATTGGTATTCTTTCTATAATTTCTACAATCTCTCCCACACCAGGTACTATATAAGCATCATATTGTAAAAAATCAAATAAACAATGAAGAATACAAAATATTGAAATCTTAAATATTATTGTCCAATTATTTTGAGAGATATATGAGCTTACATTGTCTTTTATACGTTCAAGACTAGAACTAGCATTACTATTATCATCCATAAGAGTTTTTACAGAGTTAACTATTAATACTCCAAATAATGAGCCTATATACATTATGACGAACATTCCAATCCAGTAAAGAAATATATAAATTGGATTTTTAGGCATTAAAGCATTTTCTATATTACTAATCGTATCCCCACCCACGCGCTGTCTCATCTCATCTAATCTAGATCCAATCGCATTTCTTCCCTGCTGTCTCATCTCATCTAATCTAGATCCAATCGCATTTCTCCCCCGCTGCCTAATATCATTTATCATATTACTATATCTCGATCTAATGTTTACAGGGTTAAAACTCTTATTGTATTCGTTAACTCTGTTACTAAAATTATTATAAAACTCTGTACTATTTGGATTATCCCTAATTTTATCTAATATATGATTATTGAAATGTTCATAATTATTCATAAGCTTCATTTGATTAAGAATGCTTCCATAACTCCCCTTATGTATATTAAATCTATTAATATTTAATTCATTGCCCATTCTATTTAACCCCAATTTATTAAATGTTGTACCCAATACAATCTTGTCCCATAAATAATTGGATGTATATCTATATAAACTACACATTATTATTAACATTATAATATTGACATAATATTCATACATATAATATATATAATATAATATATATTATGAGTAAATCAGAAAAAATTATTGGTGATATAGTTAATCTATTTCACAATGATTATATTGATACTCCAGAATTTCATACAGTAATAAATAAATATAAATCAAAAGAAAAAAATACATCTAGTTTATGGCATAGTCAACATGAGTTAATATTAAAAAAAATATCTGAAAAATCGGATTGGTATAAAGAATTACATTTATATGTAAGTGATAAATATAATACATTGGGAAATATTATATATACACCATTAATTTTATCTACGCTTTCAGTTGGATTATTTACACTTATAGCTAATAGTTATGAAAGTATTATAGATAATAATTTATTAATAGTTATTACAGGTGGGTGTAATTTATGTTCCGGAACGATTACTGGTATTTTGAAAAAATGGAATCTTTCAAAATGGATTACAAATCATCAAGTGTACTCTGATAAATTTTTAAATATTTCACAAGATATAAAATATCAATTATCATTACCATGTGATAATCGAGAAAAAATGCCAACATATCTACATAAGATAGCTTCAGATTATCATGAAGCCACGTTAACTTCTCCAAAAATACCAATGAAATATATTAAAAGTTTTAAAAAATCAAAATCATTAGAAATAGAAAACTCATCAAATATGAATTTACCAGTAGAATTAACGGGTATCTTATCTACTGAAATATATAACTGTAGGTTAGATATTAACTCAAGTAATATGTGTACAAGTACTTCTACTACCAATGGATCCAATGCTTCATATGTAAATGATTCTACTACTAATGGATCAAGTGCTTCATATACAAATGCTTCATATACAAATGCTTCATATACAAATGCTTCATATACAAATGCTTCCCATATAGATATACCTATAAATTCATCAAATGTTGAAATTATTATTCCAGTAGAAGATGATCCAGATTTATAATATATAATTATATATTATATAATGAAATATTCTTTCTTATTGGGATTATATATATTTTACATGTTTAATTATTTTAAAACAGAATATTCTATTCATCATCCATATGAATATGTATTTAGTTCAAAATTACTAAAACATCCAATAAAAACTGGTAGGTATGAAAGTAAAATATGTTTATTAGGTAATTATGTAGGTATGTTTTTATTATTTTGGTATTTATTTAGAGATAATATAAAAAATAAATCTTGTAATAATTTTATAATAGCATCGGTTGCTATTGGTTCATTAATAATGAATATGAATGCTTTTGTTTATATGTTGCCTCTAATAATAATAGAATATTTATAGATAATTATATAATTTGAAAATTTTATGGTAATTAAATATTACCTAGAGCTACACATACGAGCTCGGTCCAAGTGCTTATTACTTTAAACAAGGTACAAGAGTTTATAAAGCACTAAGAGGAAAGCGAGGAAAGGCGAGGAAAGCGAGGAAAGCGAGGAAAGCGAGGAAAGCGAGGAAAGCGAGGAAAGCGAGGAAAGCGAGGTTTTACCTCAATGCCTAAATTGACAAGAGCGGAAAAGATCATGCAAGATCGTGAGAGGAAGAAAACACAGCACGCAAAAGCTGTGAAGAGATTCACTAGAGAGAAAAAAGATGCGATGCGCAACACAAAAGTGATTACTACCCACGAAGAGGCAGTAGATCACGATGCTACGATTGGATTTGAGTGTTTGGCGATTGAGGAAATATTGTTGATTATTATCACAATGATTCTCAACTGCCATACACATTGTTCCCACGCAGATATGCAATTCACAATTCTGCGCACGATAAAGTGCATCAATGCACTTAGAATTACTAGCAAATGTTTCAATGAGGCGTTTACAACAGACTTTCGTCTAACTCTTCACAAAATGATGTATTGTGTGAATAAGGGTCACACTAACATTTGTAACTTTATAACTAGGGCGACCTTTAGGTCGCGAGGCCAAATGACATTCTTATCAACCGATACAAGACTTGAATTCACAATTCACAATGATAGTGATGAGAATATATATGTAATTACCTATATGGATTTAAGATTGTCGGAATCACGGAGAAAGATTATTACTAAAGGTGAAACAATCAAGATATGTATTGACGTGAATTATGAGCCAATGATAAATCAAGTAAGACAGTTAGTGTTTTATCCATGTTCAATTGGTCACACTGACGTTACCTGGGATAGAAAGTTCATCATGACATGTGAGGTTGATTGTTACAAGAAAGACAAACATGAAATGAAGTTGAAAAAAATGACATTTAAAGGATTCAAGGATTCGGCTACCCCTCCGAAAAATTTTAAAAAGATTTCAGAGGAGTCGATTAAAAATGTAGATAATCAGATTCGGTTGTTTACAGATGTTAATCCTAAGGAATGGAAAAAAAGTAGACGAGATTCAGTTATCAGACGAATTAATAGAGAGTTAGATGAGATTGATGCAAATAAAAGATTCATTAGGCGTATTCAGAAACAATTGGATCGTAATCAAGAAGATTTGAGAACACGTGAATGTTTAATGAAACGATGCCTAGATATGAAAGAGTCATATGATCATGTTCGCTAGAAAAGACAAAAAAAAAAAAAAATTAAAAAACAAAAAAAAAAAGAAAATTAAAAAAACAAAAAAAAATAATTTTTTTTGAAGATAAATAAATAATTTGAAATTTATTTATTTATTTTTCTTTTACAAATGGAATCAGACGTCAATATCTTGATCGATTAAATAATGAAATTAATTATAGAAACGACAGTCTGGATGTAGCCCTTCGGGGCGCCATCATCCAATAAGTATATTCAAGGTTGATTGTGACGTGAAATGCGAGGCATACTAATCAATTCAACAGCCAATATTTGGAATCGTGCTAGTAGAGACGATGGATGGTGTGGAGTTTAGAAGCCCACCGAACCAATAGAGGTGGAATTATCCATCCCCATATTGTGAACGACTTACAGTATGGAAGCAGGGGGCCGGGGATTGCGCCCGTAATGTTATGATATAGAAGAATTAGCCATTACACATTCATTTGGATACTCTCATCAATGTCTGAAACTTTTAACTGATTGACAACCCGAATTCGGATGCGATCAGTTTAAGTATTGGATATATGTTACGTACTGGTGAATTGAGTGGAGAAAAGACACTATACATAGCACCAACGAATAATAATTAGCATAAACTAATTATAAGGGACCTGCTTTTTTTTTTAGATATAAATACAATAGGTATTCTATTTTTATTCCAATTAAAAAAAAATAATATTATATGATATAAATGTCTAGAGATTATAATGAATTAATTGAACCAATTATAAATACATTAAATATCGATGATACAAAAAAAAATATTATAAGAGGAAGATTTTTAAATGAAGTTAATCTATATGATTCAAAGATAACATCTGTTAAAAAATGGTATAATTTTTTTAGATTCACAATAACAATGGGTAGTATACTATTACCTGCATTATTATCTGTTGGTCAAATGGATCCTACTAAACTTCCTAAAAATTTTGATCAAATATCATATTGGGGTTCATGGATGATATCACTGACAGTTACTGTAAGTAATGGATTCTTACAATTATTTTCACTTGATAAAAATTATTTTATGTATTCTTTAGTATGTGAAAATTTAAAAACAGAAGGATGGCAATATTTTCAATTATCAGGTAAATATGAAGAAATGCCAGATCATTTATCCGGTTATAAAATTTTTTGTAAATCAATAGAATCTATTAAAAGAAAACAAATAGAACAAGAATATGCTGGTGGTAAAAGTGCCGATAAAAAGAAAAAGTTTGAGTTCAATAAAAATCTAAACGATAATTTACCACAACAATATAGATTAGAAAACAATATTAGTGAACAACCAACTCCAGATACCGAATCAAATCCAAAACCTAAGCCAAAACCTAAACCCCAAGCTGAGCCTGAACCTGAGCCTGAACCTGAGCCTGAACCTGAGCCTGAACCTGAGCCTGAACCTGAACCTGAACCTGTTAAAAAGGAAGGAACAAAAAATAAAAAAAAATCTAAAAAAGATGATGATAATGAAATAATAGTTGAGTAAATTTAATTTTTTAAAATATTATATTAGATATTATTATATATATATGAATAATTATTATAATTCTACATCTTATCTTAATAAAATTAACACTAAACAAGTTTTAATATTAGATATAGATGATCAGTATGAAAAAAATGATAAATTTATATTAGGATCTTCGGATAAGTTCCATATAAAACTACATGAGCCAATTATAATTGATAATATATCAGAATTATATCTGGATAATGTCACGACTTACAACTGTAATATATCAAATGATAATGATAATTCAGCATTTATATTAAATATTGATCAATTTAATTCAACCACTAAAGTCGCTAGTAATTCTAGTTATACTTATACATCCGCCATTGGTGGATCATCTAGTCGTTTAATATCAAATGGGAACAATATTATAGCAAATAATATTATTATACCAAATGAAAATAATGATTTAGGTAATTATTTTTCTAGTGTTCATCATAAATCTAAAAAATTAAATTATCTAGCAGATATTCCATGTGGTAGAATAGATCAATTATCGGGTAATATTACAAATTTACACGGTGATTCTATTTTTCATGGACAACAAAATAGTAACAATTATACATATATGATTCAAAATATAAATTGGTTATGGAATGGTCAAAATAATTCTTTCAGTGGGTCTGACGCTGGGATAGATTTCCCAGGTAGTTCAAATGGCAGTATTACTCATATTAAAAAAAATACAGAATTTATTTTATCTAGAGGCACTGATACATTATCGATGGTATCATGTGTATTACTCAATGATACCAGATTAAAGGCAAATAGGATATTATTTTCAACATCCGCATCTCATACAATAGTTAAAGATAACTTTACAAATTGTTCAAATGTAAATATGTTAATATCAAATACACCTATATCTGATAATGAATGTGATAAAAATCACGGTGGAACACCCCATATAAATAATCCTAATATTGTTTTAAAGGGTGAACAAATTATGAACCTATTTTTACCAAAAATACCTGATTTAACAAAAAGTCCCGCTGAATTTGCTAAAGGTAATCCTGAACTTTATTATGATACAGGGAGATTTATTGCTGAGTTTACTATAATTGAAAAAAAATAAATAATATATATATATAGTATGAGTTTAAGTTTTAATATTGATGTTTTTTCTGGTAGAACAGATGATATTGACATTAATGGTGCGAATCTAACTAATGTGCTAATAAAAGATAGTACAATATCTGATTCTTTATTTGATAATGATCAATTAGAACTTGATCACTTAGTAAATAGTAGCATCTCGCATTCCCATTTAAGACATTGTACATATAGATATGGTACTATTGACACTAGTGATATTACCGTCGGATCTGGTAAAACTCTTGATGTATCTAGTGGAACTTTAACATTAGCCAATAATCAAATCAGTGGTGATAATATTAATAGTGGTACTATTGATAATATTACAATTACTAATGTTAGTGGTACTAGTGCTAGCTATACCAATGCTAGTTTTAGTAATATAAATGTTTCAACTAGTTTAACAGGTATTAGTATACCAATTAATGCGAGTGGAAATGCGAGTGGATCATCACAACAGTTATTGATACCTACAAGTAGTGATTCAGGAACACTGACATTTGTTGGCGGTACAAATATAACATTAACATTGACTAATAATGGATCTGGTCCCCAAATAACTATTAATTATAGTGGTGGTGGTAAATAATAATTTAAATATATTAACATATGTATACTATAAAGATATGGAAGATATCTTAACCAAATTATTAAATGGACATTCAGAACTATCAAATAAAATACTAAATTATAAAAAACAAATAGAATTAGATGAGGCGAAATTATATCATATAAATAATAATAATATTATAGATAATTCTGTTGATATATTAAAAAAAAAGATTAATTCTATTATTAGATATCCTTATAAATTGAGAATATTTAGTCTAGATGATTTATACCATGATGATATATATACAAATCGTTTTGGTATTATATTAAGTGATATTGAACAATTATATTATCTTGATCTTATTTTCAATAATAAAGTAAATCCAGTAATAATTACTAAAGAATATGTATATTATGAGTATGACGGTTATTTAATTCAATATATTCAAACAAATGAAACATGTGATATAGAAAATATAAAAATATAAAAAAAATATTATATATATATATAAATATATATATATATATATATATAAGATGAGTATAACATATTTACAACATGCTGGGGCGGCACTATCTATAGCCGGTATAATATTTAAAATTGGGCAACAATCAGAGAAACTTGAAATGTTAGGTGTTAAAGTTGAAGCTCAAGAAAATAGAGATATTAAAGAAAATGAACATATATCAGATATTAAGAATGATATGATACTATTAAAAACGGATGTATCATACATAAAACAGGATATACATGATATTAAAAATAAAATAAAATAAATTATATATATTTTATTTTATATTGAATATAATTTTAAATAGAATATGATAATAATTAATATGTAAAATATGAAATATATATCTTCTAATTTAAAATTATAATTATTGGTAGTTTCATTTCTTTCTGGTGATTCATCCCTATAACTATAATCAGTATTTAATATTTTATTTTTTTTATTTATTACAAATTCTATATTATCGGATATATTATCTGAATTATCATATAACAATATATTCTGAAGATATTTAAAATCAATATCATCATAGCTATTGTATAATGAATACAAAGCAAATAAAGTTATTTTTTCTCTATCCTTTGTGTTAACATTTAATGAATGTATCCAGTCTTTGACTGATTTATCCATATTATTTATTATTATTAATTAAATATTACATTTATTAATTCAAATTAAATATCTTCAAGGATATCAGATATATCATTATCCAAATTACTCGAAGATGTTGATGAATTATTTGTTTCATTTAAATCTTCTTTTACAAGGAAATCTTCAAGTGATGGATTTCTGTTAACTTGATCGCCCATAATATCTTCTATTATTTTTATATAATTTTGATCTAATAACTTTATATCTAATTTTTGTTTTTTAAATTTATCTTTTGGAATAGTATTACTATTATGTGATATACACATCATACAATCAGATATTGATGCCATATATACATTTTTTTCATTGAAATCTATCATTTTGGCTCCTTCACCCCTACTGCCATCATCAAATCCTGGCATTGATTTATAATAATTTTTTGTAAATAACATAGTTGCTTCGTGTATTTGTCTTTCAGCAATACATTTAATAAAAGATATATGATAATTTAGTTTTGGATAGATGAATAACATTTCAGGTGATCCAACTAAACCAACTTTTTTCTCTTTCATGAGCGAGTGATATTTTGTAAGATATGTTGAAAAATATATATCATCATCATCCATCATTGCTAATATTTTATGAGAAGCATTTTTTACTAAATAATTTCTTTTATAACCAATAGATTTTTTATTTTTATCATAATGATATTTTATTTTTATTGGACTTAATTCTTTTTTTGTATTTTCAAGAGTTTCACTAGTAAAGAAAGGTTCCGGACCATCATCATAAATGAACCATTCAATTTTAGAATGATCATATGACTGAGATTTAATATTATATTTTATTAGAGGTAAAAATCGACTCCTGTTATAAGTTGGTGTTAGAATAGATATACATTGATTCTCTCGCTTTTCTTGATTATAGTTTGATTTATTTTTATTTTTTTTTTTTTTAGTCTTTTTTTTTTATTTTTTTTTTATTTTTTTTTATTTTTTTTTTTTTTAGGCATATATTTATATTTATATTTATATGATATCTTTTATATATTAATAATTTGAAATTTAAAATTTTATTAATAATAATAATTATAATAATGAAAGTTCATATTGAAAGATTAATAGATATTATTACGTTTCTTAAAAAACATGGATATTTATCAGAAGCTAATTATTCATCAAAAGACAATGCTACTTTTGCTTTTGATGATAAAAAGGAAAAATTTGATGTGAAAGATACAGTTGTTGATTTTAAAGATTACTTTAATAAGTTACCAAAAGATCTAAATGATAACATTATTATGATTTATAGATTAATTGGTAATCATAATATTGAACTTTATCTTGATGATTGGTGCTTCATGTCTCTTAAATCATGTATCAATAAATATAATTATTATTTAACTAGAAATCAAGATAAAATATTTGATATAGCTTATAAATATATGGGAATGGGTCATGTTAAAGTATTATCATGTGATTTACAAAATCATCTTCTATTCTATAGAAATGACGGAGGATCAAATGATTATGAACGTGAATTTAATTTAGAACAAGCAATTATTTATAAACGAGATTATGTAACAAATAGAAATTCATCTAAAAGAAGAAAAATAAATTCAAGAAATGAAACAGAATATTCATATATGATGTTTAAAGAGTTTATGAATGAAATTAGTAGATGACTATATTTTACAAAAACTTATATTAATTAATCTGTATTATCTATTTATATTTATTTTTTTTTATTATTTATTTTATTAGTTTATACAAATTTGAAATTTTTAATTGGAATAATAATTATTATAAATACTTAAATAATATAATATAATTATTATTATAAAGGAATAATAATAATTATAAATACTTAAAAAATAATATATAATATATATTATAAAAGAATAATAATCATGCCCAAAATTACTAATACTAAGTACATGTGTGCTATTTGTGATGAAGAACATAGTAAGAAGAGTGTGAATAATAATCACATAAAAAGTGAAAAGCATTTGAAAAACTGTGAAATATTGAAATTAAAGTTACAAATGAAGGAAAAAGATGATATCTTAATAGATTATCCAGAATTTTTAGATGATGTAGAAAAATTCGACAATAAATCGGATTTAATTAATACAATAATAAAAGATAAATCATCGATTAAAATACAAACGGTAATAAATAATAATTCAGATGACCATAATGATAATAATTATGATTTAAATATTGGTATAGATTCACGTGAAGAAATTAAAAATAGGATTCATAGTTTACATAACTTTTTAAGAAATAATGGTGCAGGTTATGGAATGAATGCTTTAAAAATGTTTAGTCTATTTTATGGATTAAAGAAAATTGAAGATGAAGAAAATGATTTTAAAATTTTTGATAAAACAGGATTACCAAATGAATGTAAATTTTCTGAAATAAAAAAAGATTTTAATGAAAATTCTGAATTAGCATTTAATAATTTAACAAAAGAAGATGGTATTATGAGTAATATTTATGATAATGAAAATGTATGTAAATTATTAGAATGTAATATATCAAGGCAAATTAAACCAAATACTTTAAAATATTTAATAAATCAAGTTGATGAATTATATAAAATAGAAAAGAGTCAAAATTTCCAATTAGCTGGTAAGATTTATGAATATTTTATTGGAAGAGATCAAACTGCTATTTCTGAATTAGGTGCTTATTTCACGGATAGACATATTACAACATATATTTATGACGAAGTATTGAAGCCTACATTAGATGAACATGGGCATGTAAGAGAAATGATTGATATGTTTGGTGGTTCTGGTGGTTTTACACTTGGTTATATGGATTATCTTATTAAAAATTTTAATATTAACTGGGGTGAAAATCAAAACAGAATTAGTCATTATGATATGAATGCAGATGTTGTTCAATATGCTATGTTAGAATATTTATGTTTAACTGGCGAATTTGCTAGTGAAGATTTATTTAATGATTTTAATTCATTTACAAAAGATTTTAATAAAAAATATTATTATGTTATTACTAATCCTCCTTATGGTGGAGATAGTGTAGAAAAAACTGTAAATATTCAAATAATGGATTTAATAAAAAAAGAAATAACTCAATATTTTAAAGATAACTATAAAATTAAAACTATGGCAAATCTAAAGAAAATTAAGATTACTGAAAATGAAAAAAATAAAGTAAAACAGTTTAATTATTATTCTAAAGAAATTAAAAAGTTTGAAAAGGAAGAAGCAGCAAAAAATGTATCATTAATTACTTCATCAGATCAATTACAAAATTATGGAAAAGAATTAGTTAAATATGGATTAAAACCAGAAAATTGTAAAGACAAAGAATCAGTTTCTCTTTTACTTATGATGGTAGTTTTAGAAGAAGGTGGAACAGCTGTAGGTGTATTAAAGGAAGGAGTGTTCTTTGCTCCAAAATATGCTCATGTTAGAAAAGCTCTAATTGAAAATTTTAAAGTAGAAAAAATAGTTAGTGTTGATGCCAATCAATTTGAGAATACAACCACTAAAACATCTATTATTAAATTTAGCAATACAGGAAAAACAGAAAGAATTGAGTTCTTTGATTTAACAGTAGATAAGGAAGAAAACTTTGAATTAAAAGAAAATGAAAATGGAACCTATGAAATTGACAAAATCAAAGATAGAATAACTGGTGTTAAAGAAAATTATTTAACATTTGCAAGTTATGAAGATATTGTTGAAAATGATTATACACTAAATCATAAAAAATACAATATCAAAGAAATTGTTCCTGGTGATGATTTTAAACTTTCAGAATTAGGTGATATTACTGAATTTTTACCTAAAAGTAAAAGATTAGCAAGTTTTGCTACAGAGGATGGAGAATATAGATATTATTCATCTGGGCAAAATATATTAAAGTGTAATGAAGCAGATTATAATCAAAAAAGTATAATTATCGGACACTCTGGCGATGGTTGTATATTTTTAGATAATAAATATTCCACATTACTAACTAATCATATATTAACTGCTGAGAATTTATACTTAGAATATATTTATTATTATTTAAAATCAGATTATAATAGATTTTATAAAGAATCATATGACGGCTCTACAGTTCAAAATACATCAGATAATAATATAAAAAAATTTAAAATACCAATTCCAAAATCAGAAGATAAAATAATTGAATGGGTTGATAAAATTAGTGAACCTTATAACAAAGTTATTGAAAACAAAAATAAATTAAAAGAATTAGAAGAACAAGTTAAACAAGATATTCAAAATATGATTGATTCTAATGATTGTGATGATGTTAAATTAGGTAATTTGTGTGATATTAGAAGCGGTAAACCTATAAATAAAGAAAATAGAAAAGGTACTAAATATCCTTATTATGCTTCAAATGGAATAGTAGGATTTGTAAATAATTATTTATTTAATGGTAAATTTATAATCTGTGCTCAAGATGGTTCAATCGGTGCTACATATTTAGTTAATAATAAATTTTATGCTAGTAATCATGTTTGGATATTAGATTTAAAATGTAATAATTTAATTAATTTTGTATATAATATATTGAAATACTTTACAGATTATAAAAAATTAACTGGTGGTTCAGTAATTCCAAAATTAAACAAGGATATGTTAAGTAATCTTAAAATTAAAATACCAAAAGATAAATCATTAATTGATAGTTTAAATCCAACATTTAATGAGATTGATTCATTAAATGAAGAAATACCTAAACAGGAAAAGTTATATCAGCAATATTTAAATGAGCTTAAAAGTGAAGCAATAAAGGAAGATTAACGTCTTAATCTAAATTTTCGTTTATTAATATTTAATTCATAAGTTATATTTTTAAAATCTTTATAAAAATATTCAGGTTCTGGTGGTAAATTTTTATGCACATTAACCATTTCATAATATTCTTCAATATTATTAATATTTAATTTTTTACAGAATGATCTCCATTCATTTTTATTTTTTATCCATTGAGAATAATCAATTGATAGATAATCAAACCAATTTTTCCACACACCATGAAAATGAACTGGTGGATTATCTATTTTATCTTCAAAATTATATTTTAAATAATCAGCAACAAACTTATAATTTTTAGTTTGTAATAATTTTTTATAACATTCATATTGTTTCTCTAATGATAAACCACCTTCAAATAAATTACTATTATATAATTTATAATTTAATTGAGCTGTTTTTTCTTTATCAAAATTTAATTTTACATCCTTATCATAAATCTCACAAATAGTAGATGATTTACTATTACAATTTATAACTTTAATTTTTTGTGATATATCTGAATCTTCTTTACCCATATGTTCAATAACATCTTTTAATTTTTGATTAATACCATTAATATTTGTTGGAATCATAATATATGCCTTTTTATTTGGTTGATTTTCATCTAATCTATTTGGTCGCAAACATGATTGAACAATCCTAATTACCGTACTCATATTTTCACCAATAACTACTCCATTTAATATAGGAATATCAACACCCTCGGCAAAAATCTGAACGCAGCTAATAATACCATATTTACTTTTATTAAATTTACTCATTTCACATGGTGGTTTAAGTGGGTCATCATCAAATATATTTAATTCACATTTTGTTTGACTATATAATGCTTTATTATATAAATTATCTTTAGTAACTTTTGTGAATAAATTTTTGGCAAGTAATATATCAATTACTTTTTCAACAATATCTGCTGAATTAGTTGTATTAGTATAAATTAGAATATGAGTAGTTAAACCTTCTTCAATTGATTTTAAACCGAAATAAGCAGCCATAAATAATTCAGTTTTATCATATTTTATATTATTGTAATTTGTGATAACATCAAAATCTATTTCATTCATGATATCATTTATTTCCTTACATGTATTAGTTAATGTTAATATATTATAATCTGTAATTCTTTTATTTATAATACCATAACGAGTATTTTTATGATCAATTGTTTCTCCAAAATGTTCTTTCTTTCTCATATCAAATCCATGTTTATTTTCAAAGGTTTTTTTAGTAGCAGTCATAAATAAGGTGAATACAGATTTAATATAATGAAATTTTTCAAATGTATTTTTATCTTCTTCTTTAATAGTAGATACTAAATGATGTGCTTCATCGCCTATTTTAAAGTCGAATTTAAAATTATACTCATTTGTTACTTCTAATATTTTTTTACAAGAATGATATGTAGAAATTACTATCTTAATTTTGTCACTTTTAAAATATTCATCAGTTAATAATATTTTATTATCGCTATCACTATAATAGCATATAGGTTCTATGTCTGTAAATTTTTTTATAGTTTCTCTGAATTGTAATAAAATAGAAATATAAGGAACGCAAATTAACATACTGTTAATTTCTAATTTTTCTGCTATTATTAGACTCATGATAGTTTTACCCATTCCACAACACCAAATAAAAGTAGCTATATAATCACGATATAAAATATCTAAATTATTTTCTAATTCAATTTGATGATCATATTTTTCTAGATTCTTTAATTTAAATTTAGTATCTGACGATTCTATTTTATAAATAGGCTTCATTTCAAGTGGTTCTATGTCTGTATCTTTGTATATTCTTTTTGGTTTGTCAAATACTGGATTATAATCAATACGGTAATCAACATATTCCAATAAGATATCTTCACATATTTTAATAAAATCCTGATATGATATTAATTTATTGTCTCTGTATTCCGCACCCCAACCTACACACCAATAGCGTTTCGTTTTTTCTAATATTTTACCCTCTAAAAACTTCACTTGTCTTTCATTTAATTTGGTATTGAATATAAATATACAATGATATCTAGGATCTTCAAATGTGTCAGAATAATCATACCATCTCTCTTGTAATCTCATTGACATACCAAATTTAAATGTCTTATTTTTATTAAGTACGCCATTAATTAATATATATAATCCTATCATTATATTAGTTTATTTAATATTGGTGAATTTATCTATATCAAATTATAAAAAAATATCAAATTTTAAAAAAAATATATGTGTATTATACTTTCTTCATTATTTTATCGTATCCGGGTTCTTTAGCACCATGTTATAAACCTCAATCAAATGACTCTTTTTCACTTTTTTGCTAATCCTTTCTGGCCTGCCATTAAGTTTGTAAATATACAGCTTATTTACAGGTATACGACTTTGCAAAAAGAGGACGATTTCACTCTTTCTGGCCAATGAGAGTTGTCACATCATTCCATGGCATATATACCTTATTAGGTTTTGAGTAACTCAAAATGTCTGTGTCTTTCTCAATCAATCTCAGCAAGATGTCCTCTCGTTCAGAATTTTTTATTTTATTCCAGTGAGTATGTGATATATTTTTTACTCTATTATATAGCATTTTACGCCCAACATTCTCACAATATTCATCTAATGCTTTTTTATTACATATATTTTCTGAATTCAGAATATATGTTAATGCTAAATACATATCTATATCTGTTTTTCTGTGATGATACAAAGCCACGAATTCATCGAAGTTATCAGTAACACCCATCACAAACAAGATATCTTTTATATAAAAAAACATTATATAGAGAATGGAAGACAATAGTTTGTTAATGATTTTTAATTTTAAATTAATTTGAAATTATTTAAATTATAATACTACTATATAAAATTACAGAATAATGGCTCACTCAATGGAAATTGCAGATATATCCTTAGAGCAGTTTTCAAAGTTTGTTGGAAATCGTTTTCGAAATGTTTTTGAAATTGCGAAAGAAACAGGTATTGAAGGTTTTAAGATGAAAATTGTAAAAGAGGAAGATTGGGTTGAAGCAAAATGGGATAGTGTTGAAGGCGTTGAAGACGATGTACTACTTGAAAAAGTACGAGAAAGTATTAATTCTGCTGTTACAAAATTCAAGAATACATCGAAAAAATACTTTTATAACTATTTAGTTAGTTATGATCATTCTGTAATTGGTGCGATTCTAAAAGATAAAGGAGCACATATGAAAGAATTTCGAGAAATGTTAAAAGATAAGTATAAATTAGATCGATTTCCAAAAGTAACAATTGTAAAATACGATCCAAATATGGATATTATGTATCGAGCAATTAAACTGGATGATCTATGTGTTGACATTTCTGTGAGAAAGGATGGTCAAGTTAAAATTAATCGATATGGTGATTGTATTCTATTTAAATGTATATTATCGGGTCCACAAGGAATCCGATTAAAGGAATTAGAAAAAGATATCATCAGACTAATTTCAAAGACAACTGATGAAATTAATGTTGTATCTGATGAAGAAAATTCAGATAATGAATAAAAAAAAATATTAGTTATATTATATATTATGAAAAAACAACATATAATGAATTTATTTTTTATTTTGTGTCTATTAGGTCTAGCATATTTAATGGGATTATTTGATAATTTATTATATGGTTATAATAATAATTATCCTATTTCATCCAGATATACTAATAATGCTGGTTATACAACTGGATATATGTTCAATGATCCTGAAAACAAATATAGATCAACGGATGGAATAGAATCGAATGAGCAATATTCTAATCCCAATAATATAGGTGTTGATGGTGATTTATTTGCTATGGGAAGATACCGTAATTATCAAAACCCAAATATGATAGGACTTATGAATATAATGTAAATAAAATATAAATATAATATTATGTTACTAATATGTTTATTGTGGATGTGTATTACTTATCTATTATTTAAATGTTCTAATAAAATGGATAAATATATATTATTAATTGGATTAATTGGTCAATTTATATTATTAATTGGTATTTTAACAAATAATAATTATATGATAGAACTTGCTCATATTTTATATTGGATTGTTATTATTTATGGTACCTGCTTTTTTAAAAATAAATATAATATCATATATATATTATTTAGTATAATTGTTACTATATTTACGCGTTACTATTATAATGAATGTCTATTTGTAATAGCTAATAATAATACAAAAATATATGAATATAATAACATTAATATTGAATATATATGTTCAATGCTAATAATAATAATAATAATAAGATTATTTAATCTATCTCATCAATAGTTGCTCCATTGAAATCAGGAGTTGTACCTAAATCTGGTTCTGGTTCATCTACTTTTTCTGTATCATTTTTATATAATTTACCCATTAGAGGATGAATAATATCATTCGTTTCTTTTAATTTATTATCATATTCTTCCGATGAATATTCATTAGATAACCATTCTTCGAGTTCATTTATTACAGTATTTACAGATTTAATCTCATCATCTGTTATTTTATTTTTAGTTTCATCTTTATTAATAATTTCTCTCGTTTGATAAACAATTGCTTCTAATTTATTTTTTAATTCAACCTTTTTTTTATTTTCGTCATCTTCTTCTTTATATTTTTCAGCTTCACTTACCATTTTCTCAATTTCTTCACTAGATAATCTCCCCTTATCATTTTTAATTGTTAAATTTTGTTTCTTTCCGGATCCTTTATCACACGCCTCGATATTCATAATACCATTCGCATCAACATCAAATGTTACCTCAATTTGTGGCATACCTCTTGGTGCGGGTGGAATACCTTCTAAATTAAAATTACCCAATTCGTTATTATCTTTCGTCATTGCTCGTTCCCCTTCATATACTCTAATTGTTACAGCTGGTTGATTATCTTCATATGTAGAAAATACTTGAGACTTTTTTGTTGGAATTGTTGTATTTCTTTCAATTAGTTTGGTCATAACTCCACCAGCGGTTTCAATTCCAAGAGATAATGGTGCAACATCTAATAATAGAATCTGATCAATTGATTCATCGCCACTTGTTGTTTTTCCCAAAATAGCAGCCTGTACACTAGCACCATATGCTACAGCCTCATCAGGATTAATTCCTTTATTTAATTCTTTACCATTAAAATATTCCGATAGTAGTGATTGAATTTTTGGAATCCTCGTAGAACCACCAACTAATACAATATCATCAACTGCCGATTTACTTACTCCCGAATCTTGTAATACTTTTGTTACCGGATCAATACATTTATTAAATAAATTATTACACAATGACTCGAATTTTGCTCTTGATATATTAGTAAACATATCAATACCATTATATAGTGATTCTAACTCAATCGATGCGGAACTACTTGTGGATAATGTTCTTTTCGCACGTTCACATGCTGTTTTTAGCCTTCTTAGTGACTTTTTATTATCAGATATATCAACCTTATTTTTCCGTTTAAATTCATCAATAAAATGTTTCATTAATAAATTATCAAAGTCTTCGCCACCTAAATGAGTATCTCCCGCCGTTGCTTTTACTTCAAATATACCTTCCTCTATAACTAATAATGATACATCAAATGTTCCTCCACCCAAATCAAAAATCATTACAGTCCTCTCTGATTTTGTCTTATCTAATCCATAAGCGATTGCTGCGGCAGTTGGTTCATTAATAATTCTTAGTACATTTAATCCAGCAATTGCCCCCGCATCCTTGGTTGCTTGTCTCTGAGAATCATTAAAATAAGCAGGTACAGTAATAACAGCATCTGTAACTGTATCGCCAATATATGCTTCCGCTGTCTCTTTTAATTTTGTTAATACCATAGATGAGATTTCCTCTGGTTGAAATGTTTTTTCTTCATTCTTATATTGAACCTCTATTACTGGTTTATCATTATGATTTTTAACTTTATATGCTAGATTTTTAATATCATTTTGAACAATACTATCATTATATTTTCTACCAATTAATCGTTTTGCGTCGTATACTGTATTTGTTGGATTCATATTAGCCTGATTTTTAGCTGCATCACCTACTAGTCTTTCCGTATCGTTAAATGCTACATATGATGGCGTTGTTCTATTACCTTGATCATTGGCAATAATTTCACATCGGTTATCTTTCCACCACCCAACACAACTATATGTTGTTCCTAAATCTATTCCAATAGCAACCATATTATTAAAATATATTATTCGTATATCTTTATATTTATTTTAAAAAAAAAATAGATTATAATTATATTTATTTTAATATATGTTTTGATAAGCAATTATATATAAAAATATCATTCAATTCATTATCAATAGGGAACGAGGGTCCATTTTCTGTCCACTTACATTCTATTTTATTATATGGTATAAATCTTATAATATCATCTGTATAATTTGCGCATAAAATTTTCAAATCATTTTTATAACTTCTTATCTTTCTTTGAATCTTTCTATCTGTTAGTATACTACCATTATATATTTTATTACCACAAATATATATACAGTTTTTATTTTCTTTCGGTGGATTATTATTAAATGTAGGTTTTTTTTGCTTACATTCAATATATGTCAAAAAAAGTTTATTTTTTAAATATGTTCCAATAATTATATCTGGATAATCTTGAGCGCCAGATGGTTGATGTACCACAAATGTTTTTTTATTATCTAATATATTATTTATTGAATTATTATTTGTAATATTTATATATTCAGGACAATTAACTATAATATCTGACCTTTTTTTTGGTTTGGATTTTAATTTTTTATTATTATCTGACAATATCGTTTTTAGATCATTGGGCATTATTTCTTTCGCATTAAAAAATTTCATTAGTACTTTTTTAATATATAATTCATGATTTTCTGCGGTTTTTTGTGTTTTATATCCATTCTTATTATTATTATAAGATTCAATATGATTATAAAATTCTGTTAATTTTGTCATTTTATTATAATTAAATATATTTACTATATTTCAAATTTAATATATTAATTATAAATAGTAGTAGGAATTTCAGTAGACCATACGCCCCCAGCTTGCCATGATGTATAATCACTATCTAATACACATACATTTAAATCATCATTGAATGTACAATGTGAATAATCGTCGAATAAAGTATTGCTTAATATTGTATCTATATTCTCTTCACCACTAACATTTGGAGATTTATTATATTTCTGCTTTACTCTATCTTTTAATTCTTCTGGTGTTTTACCACATCGATTAACATTACTTCCAATCCCAATACATTTAGCTTTACATTTATTATCACTCGCATTCCATGTACAATTAATATCTGCATTTCCACATTCAGTTTCATTTAAGTGATTACACAATGGTACAAACATACTATTATAGTAATACGCTGGATCCCTTCGATTAAATCTACCTACTGCTTCCTCTGATCCTGAATCCGTTTTTAAATAATAATTGCCCGGGTTAACTAAATCCGTTGAACTTTTATAATGACATGTTTCTGGTGGAGGATCCCTCCACTCACAAAATGATGCATTAGATGCTTGACTCTCATTAGCTTGCTGGTTAAATGGATATGTTTTTATCTCAGACGCATTATACCTTATACTTTTACATATATTTTCTGCTGATCCCGCATTATTAACAAGGTAATCGTATTCTATCCCAGCCTGTCCTCTACTATCAGAATTAATATATATATCTTTTAATGTATCACAGGCATTTATATTAGTTTTAAGTCCATCGTAAAATTTAGTTTGACATGCATCTACTCCTGGAAGTCTATAAAAATATCCATCAAATGATAATGTATTAATATTATTATCAGTGTCTTTAGTATTTGAAGAATTTTCAAGACAGGAGCCAGCAAACTTTTTCCATTTACAATGCCATGTATCATCATTTACTCTGTCATTATTAGTTTTATCATCATATGAATTACATTTATTCTGATCATTTTCAAAATGAGAACACATTTTTGTTTGGTCATATATTTCTTTATCTTGCTTTTCTAGTAATATTTCATTATTCATACACATTCCCCCAGATATAATATTTTCCACATCATAGTCCCCTGTTGGATCAAACCCAGTAAGTAAATTATCCCGAGCATTTTCAACCCAGAAACAATTTAATCTATTATTACATTCACTGGCATTACTTGTGCTGCAATTTTCCATACATGCTCCGTCTTGAATATATCTATAGATATCATTTCTATTGGTTCCACTAACATTTATTACATTTTTATCATCCTCAATAATTACATCTGGATTTCCATCTAGTTTAACATTTTCAAAACTTACTCCTCCTAGATATTTACTTGGATCTGCATAACATGTACCTACATCATCTTCACCAGCTTTTACTGTTTCATTGGGATTCCAACTACATCTCTTATATCCACGATTATCCACTGCATTTATACAATCTGTTTCATTCGATTGATTATTACAATTTAGAATATCATCATCCCCTGGATTTGGATAATATCTAAATGATTTCACCCAATTACAGTGATTTGTTTGATCATCCTTTGTCTTATTAGCTAAACATTCAGTTTTATTATCATATGAATTACAATATCGTCTGGTAGTTAAATAAGATGGTGGATTATATACACATTTTTTTCTCTTAGGATCATAACTATAATAACTAATAGGTTTATTGTTAACGATATGTTCAGGATTTGTATCTTCTAATAAACACGCCATTTTTTGTTTCGTCATTCCAGCTAAACATTCTTCTTTTAAATTTCTTGTTTTTCCATTTACGGTAATTTCATATTTCTTTGGATCATCTGGATCATCGGGAAACTGTAAATTACATAGTTCTGTATTTGAAGCACTTGATATAAGAGTTAGACCCCCTCCGTCATAATTTGGGCTATTTATTCTATCTAATAAATAATCATCATTTGATGTATTATTACTATATTTAAATGTATTCATATCAGTATCTAAAAAATTAACGGTTCCTGTTGGATCAGTTGTTCCTGTTGGATCAGTTGTGTTTGTTGGATCAGTTGTGTTTGTTGGATCAGTTGTTCCTGTTGGCTCAACTTCTTCTCCTTCTATAAGATAATAACTATTACATAATAATTCTATGTTATCATATAATAGTAACAAAAGAATTATTATTAGTAATATTTTTATATTCTTATCCATATATATATATATATTATAATATTATATTTTTATAATATTATACTTTTCATGATTCTTTATAATTTCACATCTGGAATAATTAGCAAGTTTTTTAGATATAGTTGTTCTATGTACTTTTAATTCTTTTGATATTTCTTCAATTGTTTTATATATTTGACAAATGTGATTATTATCACTACATACTAATACTAATAGGTATTTATAATCTGTTAACATAATAAAATATATATATATCTTTTATTTTAAATAATTTGAAATTATTCGAATATAGTTAAATTAAAAAAAATATATTAATTGTCATGGACACAATAAACGACATATTACGTAGTATTATTGAAGTTAATAAAAAGAAATCATTAAACAAACATGCGATGATGGTTCTTATTGAACAAGAAGCAAAATTTTCACAGGAAGAGGCAGTTTTACTTAAAAAATTAATGGATTATCATAAATTTAATAGTGATTCTAAACAAGATATCTTATTACAAGATGATCCGGACTCTAAACCAGATGTTGTTGATTATGTAAAAGATATAACAAAAACATCTATTTCAGATACTGTTTCTGAGACATCTACAGAAGAATTATCTGATGATGATGATGATGATAATGATGATGATGATGATGATGATAATGTATTAACTGAAGATATTCTTATGAAAAAATCAGTTGAAGAACTAAAAGAAATATATGTGACTTTTTATGGGAAAAAACCAAGAGGTAAGTCTGCTAGTAAACCAGAATGGTTAATTAGTAAAATTTTGGAAGAATCAAAAAAAAGAACGTATCCAAATAAAAGCAATAGTATAGGTAGTGATGTTGTTAAAAAATCAAGTAAAAAACAACAACAACAACAACAATCACCACCACCACCACCACCACCACCACAAGACAGTGATTTAAATAATATAGATGAAGATTTAGATCAGATTGTTTATAAAGGCAAAGAATATGATGTGACAAAAATTTCATCAGATGAAACGTGGTTATTGAATGATGGTAAACAAGTTGGTAAAATTAAAACAGTAATGGGAGAAGGTGTATTTGAAGATACAGACAATAAAAAAGTAATAATGTTAGAATGTATATTTGAAGGCGTTAAATATTATTTAGTTGATGATGAAAGCGATAAAATTAATAAACTTGTATTTAATGATAATGAAGAATACGTGGGATTGTATAATATATCTAAAGAATCAATTACATTTAGAGACAAACAATTTACAAGATATCACCATACTCATAGAAATTAATATTACAAAGTTTAGTTACTTATATATATTTTTTTTATTTATAACATATTTTTATATTCAAAATTAATATTGATATTATAAGAATAAAAAAAATAATAATAATAGTAATTGAATATAGAAAATACGGATATAAACATTCAATGGAACTTTTAACAATAGGTTCAATAAAATGATTATTTATTAATGTTATTCTTTCTTCTTTTTTTAATTCTTCTATTAATGTTTTTAATAATTTATCAATAAGTTTTTCACTCATTTTAAATATATGTATTTAAATATATATATATTTAAACTTATAATTTGATATTATATAATATAGATATATATTATAATATCATATAATAATGGGTATAAAAGGACTTACACAATTATTAAAAAAACATTCACCTCAATGCTATGAGCATACTAAATTATTTAAATTATCTGGTGAAAAAGTAGCTATAGACGCATCATTATTTATATATCAATCACTATTAGTTTATCGAAATAATAATGATTTTATAAGAAATAATAATGGTAAAAATATTAGTCATATTATTGGTATATTAAATAAGACGGTAACATATTTGTCATATAATATAACTCCAATTTACATTTTTGATGGTATTCCACCCGATGAAAAAAATGAAGTTATTCAAGAACGAAAAGATAGATCAAATAATGCGATGGAAAAAATCAATAATGGTAATTTAAAAGATAATATTATTGAAAAATATAATAAACAATCTATTAGACTAAACAAAGAAATCATTAATGATATAAAATTACTATTACATAATATGGGAGTATCTTATATTGAATCTAATGGTGAAGCAGAGGCCTTAGCTAGTGAATTATGTAATCAAGGATTCGTTAAGTATGTTATTAGTGAAGATATGGATTGTCTACCATTCGGAGCTTGTAATTTAGTAAGAAATTGTATAGACAAATCTGTTAAGATGACTGATTCAATTACAATATTTAATCTAGAAAAAACTATTAATTTACTTGGATTGACAAATGAACAATTTATAGAATTATGTGTATTATGTGGGTGTGATTATTGTAAAAATATACCAAGGATTGGATCAATTACATCTTATAAAATTATTAAAAAATATGGTAGCATTGAAGAATATTTAAAAACTCCAAATATTAAAAATATACCAGAGGATTATGACAAAAAGTATAAAGCCGCTATTAAATTATTCAATATTTATAAAAATATAGATATATCTAAAATTGATATTAAATCGAATAATATAGATATTTCAATTTTAATTAATTACCTTATGAATGTTTGTGACTTTAATCAATATAAAACAAATAGAATTATTAATAAAATACAAAATAAATTTTAATTATATATGTATTTAATATAAATATACTTTATAATGTTAGATGTGTTAGACATATTTATTATAATAACAATATTAGCATTCATATCATTCATATCATTTTTAATATATTATTGTTATACATATAATGTCAATGGAGATATTGAGATACCCGATGTTAAATGGCCATTTATTAATATAAAAGATGAAAATGATAAAAATATAAATATGCTTTGTATACGCGGACCATTTAATAGTGATAATAATGAAAAAGAAAATATAGAATTATTTAAAAAATATATTAAACAAGGTATTAAATTTATAGGTTGTAGCAGTTATTTATCATATCCAGGTCTATGTAATAATCCTAATGGTTATTGTCACAATAATCGTAACAGAGTAGATGGTAAAGATATTGAGGATTATGTTCTTGGTTGGTGTCACTGTTTTAGAGATCCAGATAAGTATATTAAAAAAAATGTTCCTAAAATATTAATATCAGAATCTGATTTTAATTCGGATAGATTAAAACCCGATTACAATAAAGAATTAATATACGATTTCGTTACATTTCAACCATCAGATGATAATTGTGAATATGGATGGAATTCACATAATAAAAATTGGATTTTAGCTGAAAAATGTATAAAAATTATGTGTGACAAATATAACTTAAAAGGTGTTATTATTGGAAGAGGTGACTGTTCTATAAATATAAAAAATAAAAAAAATATTATAAGTACTCCTTATATAAAATATGATGATGCTATAAATTATATTAAATCTTCTAAATTTATGTTAGTAGCGAATTACGAAGATGCTTCACCTAGAACAATAACAGAAGCATTATCATTAGATAAACCTATAATTGTTAACACTAATATATTAGGTGGGTGGAAGTATGTTGTACCTGAAACAGGTTTATTTTTTGATGATAATAATTTTGAAGATAAATTAAATATTTTAATGGAAAATATAGATAAAAAAAAATACAAACCTAGAAAGCATTATATTGAAAATTATACGATTGAAAATTCTGGCAAACAGTTTAGAGATTTTTTAAAAAGTATAAATCCCGATTTATCTGAATGTAAATATGCGAAATTTCCAATATCATAATTTTATTGTTTTAATGCTAATTCATAGGCATTTTTTATGTAATTATTTACCATTTCTGCTTTTCTCGTATCTGTAGTCGTATGTGTTATTTTATCACTATCTTCTATTCCGAGTGCTCTGTTTAGTAATCTAAATTGTTCTCGTATAAATTTTTTTTGTGATTCTGTTTCTAATGAATTTGAAAGTACTTCACTAGTCACACACCCGCCTTCAGCATTTTTAATTGTTATTTTATGCATAAATGGAGATGCTTCCATAAATTTTTAATACTATAAAATATAAAAACTTATTTCAAATTATTTTTATATAAAGATATATTTACATTTATATTAAATGAATACTGAAAATATACTTGAGATAAAGACAATTCAATCATCCGCAATAAGAATATTAGTTGAAGCATTGAAAGAAATATTAACAGATACAAATATTTTATTTGATGAAACAGGGGTTAAACTTATTACTACAGATTCTACCAAATCCGTTTTAATTCATATGAAATTAGATTCAAATAAATTCGAATCTTATTATTGTGAATCTTCTGTTGTTTGTGGATTATGTATGTTGAATCTATATAAGCTAATAAAAACTATATCTAATCAAGATACACTTACATTATTTATTTCTAAAAATAATAAAAATAAATTAGGTATAATCATAAATAACAATGAAAAGAAATCACAAACTAAATATGAATTAAATCTACTAGATATTAATGAAGATTTATTAAAACCACCCCCCGTTGAATTTGAAACGGAAATATCATATCCTGCTTCAGATTTTCAAAAAATTATTAGAGATATGATTAATATTGGTACAAATGTAGATATAAAAAGTGTTGGTCAATCATTAATTCTATCATGTGAAGGTGATTTCGCAAGTCAAGAAACAATATTAAAAACATCTGATGATGGTCTTCAGTATATATCAGATAAATCTGATAATGACCTTGTTCAAGGTGAATTTTCTCTTAAATATTTATCTCTATTTACAAAGTGTACAAATATGTGTAATTTATTAAAACTATATATTAAAAATGATTATCCTTTAATCATACAGTATTCTGTTGCATCTCTCGGCTTTATTAAATTATGCTTGGCACCAAATATTAAATAATTATTTTATACCTTATATATATATATTTTATGGTTTATAGCTTACTTTATAAAAGAACATTTAATAAAAAAACTAGAGATTTTATAATTATGATTTTACCATTTGTTCTTTTACTATTATTAGTATTTTTTATAGTTAATATTTTACCAAAAATTTTTGATGGTAATGGTACTGGTAATGGTAATGGTAATGGTAATGGTAATGGTAATGATACACAATGCGAAAATAATAATACAACTTGTAATTTTGATAAGGGAAAACCGACGATTGATAATAGACCCAATTGTAAATCAACTATATATATTGAAAATAAAACAACTGAAGATTATTTACATTTATTTATTGCTAATGTAGTAAATCCGAAGGATCCAGATCCACTAGTATCTAAACAAAATCTTCTTAAAAAATGTTGGAAAAAATTAGCTGGAAAAGGGGAAGTTTACGACCCTATTGATTGGACCGGTGAGGATAGTATGGGACGCGGTGTAGCATGGGATCCGGTGGGTAGTAAAATTCTTTCAGAAGTAATAATTCCTAAAGATGAATATATTTTATTACATAATCCACTAGGTAATCATTCATATGGTGGTGGTGTATATGATGCAACTTTTCAAATAATGCCAATTAAAATTCAAAGACGACCTGAAAATACTACATTAAAAAATAATCAACCATTAGATTTAAGTATGACTGAAGCTCTGGGATGGAACGATAAAACAGGTGGTGTAGGTTATATGGATAATATTATAGGTATTCTATATCAACAGACAATCCTAGTTGAGGCAGCAGAAGATGCTGTCGCTGATGTTAGTGCTGTACAAGGAGTAAATTATAAAGTAAAGTATAGTTTAACATCAGATGACAGTATTAAGCATATTACAATGAATGCTAATCCTTGTCAAAATAATAATGCGAGTTTTACAACAAGTATTGAAACAGGATGGAAATATAAAGTAGGATGTATTAATCCAGGTTTTAATGCTTGTAATAAATTCACAAAAAAAGATTTAGAACCGGATGACATAAATGATGTTCCGACTTGTTTTTGTTATGAAGATACTCAAAATTGTTGTTTCAATAAATGTTCACATGAATTATTTAATGTACCCAAAGCTTCATATGGATGTCCACAAATGGATGGAGGCAAAACTGGAACTGATGGAGAATTTGTAAAACGATTTATTAATGATACTAATAATTTTAAAGATCCCAATCTAAAATATTATTGTAATGCTCTTCACATAGAAAGTATAACTAGCGACCCTCCAGGTGTCAAAGGAGATTTTAATATATATTGTTATGATTATGATGATACTGGAGCATCACCGTATCTTAGAACACCTTATAATATAGATTTGATAGTATATGATCTAGAAGATCCATCTGATCTAGAAGATCCATCTGATCTAGAAGATCCATCGAGTTGATTAAATGTTTTAGATCCTATATTTTTAATATAATATATATTATACTATTATGTTAAATGAAAATATATCATTAAATGAAATAAAAGACATGTACTTTAATATATTTCAAAAAAATCCCAGAGGGAGAAAGGCAAATGATAAAACATATCTTTTAAAGAAAATTAATAATGCTGTAAAAATATCATCAAGCAAATCTAAAAATTTATCCGAAAATAAAGATAAATTAAAAAATAATAAAATATTATCAGAAACATCAATAAACAACACATTACAACCATCTAATGATAAATTTGAATATATGGATGATATTTCTATAAATATGAAATTGACAAACGATTTAAAATCATTTAATACAAAAAATAATAGTGAATTAATTGATTGTAGTCATTGTAAAAAATATAAAAATTTAAATCATATAGATTTAAATAAGATCGAACTTTCAAAAATTAAAGATTCACCATGTAAAAAATTAGATAGTAATAATTACTTTGATAAAAATATGTATTTTAAGTTAACATATGATAATAGGATAGATTTTTGTGATATAAAATATATAAATGAGGGATCATATGGAAGTGTATATATGTATTCGAATAAAGGAGGTAAATATAAAATAGCAGTTAAAAAATATTTTGATAATGATGATGATGAAATAAATATTTATAAATTATTATTATCAAAGGATATAAACTGTAATATAATTAATATGAAAATAATTGAGTATAGGCCACTTATAAAGAAATATTATGTAGGAATAATGGATTATATGCATGGTTCTTTATCGGATTTAAAAGGAAAATTAGATGAGACGAATTTTTTACAAGTTATAAAAGAAATAGCTTTGTCTTTAAAATGTTTAAATGAGAATGGTCTATCATATACAGATTTAAAAACAGATAATATTTTATATAAATGTGTTGATAATAAATTAAAATTAACATTGGGTGATATTGGAAGCATATGTAGATCTGGTGATTATAATGGATGTACATGGCTACCAATAGAATACTATAAAACTGGTGGATTTCCAAAATGTAGTGAATCATCAATGGTATGGGGTCTGGGAGTAATTGTGTTAGAATTACTTAATTTTAAAGTAAAATATTTCCATTATAGTAATATTTCTAAATTTAAAGAAGATGATATTAGAAATAAACATAAAATATACATATATTACAAATATTACATTCCAATTATGACTAAATTTAAAAATTATTTTAAATTTAAAAAAAATAAATTAAATATTAATCAATTTATTTTTGGAATATTTTTTAGATCAAAAGATAGATTATCATTAGAAGATATAATTAGTTCTATACCATAAAACTTAATTTGAAATTTTTTAATATAAAATAATTTATGACGAATAACATATATTATGATGAAATTTCCAAAAAGCTTTGATTCATATAATAAAAGATACTATGGAAATATTAAACCTTCAACGACCCCAAGTAATCAATCCTTGATTAGTCTTGAAGAAACAAAAAAAAAGTTAAAAGCTATTAGACATATTAATAATAATTATGATAAACAGATTGAAAGAGCTTTAAGGGATACATCGGGTTATTCAGAAAATATGATTCAACGATTAATTAAACATAATTGTGATTTATATATTAGTATTATCAAAAATACGTTACTTAATCCAATTTAATAAGATATTTTAAATCAGAATATTTATCTATTTTGGTATTAACTATTTCTTTAAATTTTAAGTCAAAAGAGTTAAACTCTTTTTGATATATATTTTTTTTTGAACATAAATTATAAGAATCAATTATAATTTCATATAAACCAGTCCTGCTAAAACATTGATAATATAGACCACTTATCATAGATATTACAACCTTATTATTTAATATTAAATTATTTTCTTTTGAGAAATTTATTAAGTATTTTGTGAATATATTATGTCTATTATATGTAACAGCCTCTTTGTTATTTTCACATAATGAATTAAAACCTTTGGAAAATTGATTTATTATATCTATATCAGTTATATCGCTGAGTTTTAATATATTTATGTAATCTTTTAATTCAATATTAAAATTTATATTTGATAAAGACATTATTTCATCATTATCAAGGTTTTCACTTTTTAAACGATATGAACTTGCGAAATCTATTAAATATAAACTATTATTACTGTACATCATGTTACCTGGATGTAAGTCACCATGAAACCAATTGTTTTGAAATTGTATATAAAATGCTACACCATGTAATTCTAATTGTAATTGTTCACTTATAGACTCGTCTTTTTTGATATATTCCATTATAATTATATTTTCACTAAACTGAATTATTTCTGGCGCTTTTAATATTTCAGATTCATATAATCTTTTAAATTCTAATATATTATTTACTTCTTTTATTAAATTAAATTGATTAAACATTGATAATATAAATTCTTTATTATCTAATCTAATAAAATTCAAATCAAATATATCAATTATTTTAAATAACATATTGATTATATAATATTCATACAAACATACTGGATGTGTAACTTTCATTGCGTATAATTCATTTGTCATTTTTGATCTTATTTTGTATACCTGTGCTATAGATCCAGAACCTATTATATCTTCTATTGTATATATGCTATCTATATCTTCATTAAAATCCTCTAAATATACTTTTTTTGTATGTGTTATATCATGTGTATTACATTTATCATAAAAACTAAAAAATTCATTTTTTATTATGTCTACTACAGTTTCATCTAAATCATATGTTATTTGTAAAAATGGTAATAATAGTTGTAATGTTTTAATAGCAAATAATCCACAATCATTTATATTATTTTTTAATCTTATACGGTAATCAGTATCTTTAAATAATTTATTATTTTTATATAAATTATATAAATTATATAATAATTTTATATAACTAAACATTATTTATATAATATTAATTATGTTTAAATAATAATATTTAAACATAATTAATATTATTATAATTATAATGACATCATTAATTGAACATATAAAAGAATTAACTATATTTTATATTAATACTAATTATGATCATTATTTGAAACAAATTGAAAAAGATAAGTTAGATGATAAAGATATAGATGAATATGTTAATAAAACTTATTATGAAAAACGCGAAGATGCGATTACTTTCATTAAACAATCATTAAAAACTATTTTAAAAGATGAATATCCGGGTGATTCTAATGTTATGTTAATAATTAATTCAGAAACAGATCATGATAAAATTATATCTAATATTTCTTTTCATATTAAATTAAAAAACAAATAATTGTTTTAATATATGATAGACAATCATTTATCCAATTTAATTGATAGTGGAATGATAAATGTTAAAAAAACTAAAAAAAAAGAACGCAAAAGTAGAAAATCAGGTAAAAAATCATCTTCATTAAAAAGATATAAAAGAATTAAAGATAAAAAATCAATAAATAAATATAATTCACCAATAATTAAAATCAATAAAGTAGATGATACTAACAATGGTAAAAAAATAAAAGAAAATAAAATAAAAGAAAATAAAATTAAAGAAAATAAAAAGGTATTTGAATCACCTAAAAAAAAAGGTAAAAGTAAAAAAATAGATGTATCAAAAAAAACACAAAATAAAAAACGCATTATAAATAAAAAAAATGTAGAAATGATTGAATATCTTAGGAAAAAGGGAATATACGTATCTGGTAAAAATCCTAAATTATTAAAAGATATTTATATGTATTCCCTTGATGATAATATAAGAATAATAAATGAATAATTATGTAATATTACATTGAATAGAGCAAATAATGCTCCTTAAAAATATCCATATTTATTATATATTATATATTATAAATATGGATATTTTTAATATTAATGTACCTGGTAAAAATTCGCAAACAAATAGAAATATAATCAATAAAATGAATAAACTAGATGTTGATCCAATGACTCAATTATATGGCGGAAAATTACACTATCCAACCCAAATGGATAATATTTTAAATGTTGCTGTCCCCAATAATAAAAATGGTTTATTATATACTAGAGATTGTCATAATAGTAAAAAATCAGCAGGGATATCAGATATTCACTATAAATTTGATGATTATGATAGTGAAAATAAATATGATCTATCTTGTTTAGAAAATAGTGATGATATTTCTGATATGATTAATACTATAGATGATGAAGATTTAAATATACATAAAAAAGATATCTTAGAAACTGTTAAACAAATTATTATATTTGATACAACTTATTTAGATTCTATGAAAGGTAATTTTGAAGATACTATGTTATCTATTAATTTTATGAGTAGAGTAAATTCTGATGTTATTCAATCCACAATTCAACAAATAGTTTATAATAAAATGAAAAAACTTCTAGGTAAAAATATATATATTGGAAGACAGTCAAGTGAACAGTTATTTATAATAATGAGATCTATATTACTTCAACATGGAGATATGAGCATATCTGATAAACCAAGAATGATAAAACATATTAAACAATTAAATAAATTAGTCGTTGATTATAGTGTAGATAATATAATTGAAAGTATATTAAGATATAATAAATATATTTATGATAGAACTATATTACCAATTCCACAAGGTTTACCTAAAAATACTCAATATTCAGAAATGGATCCCAAAGATATGTTATCATTAGATATTGATCCTTTATCATATTATCCAGGATTTTCTAATACTAAAAAAACATATAATTTAAACACATCTATCATAAATTATGGTATATATGAATAATATAATAGAGTTATGGAAAAAAAATCCATGTAAAATATTATTTATAACTGGATTTCCATCTAGTGGAAAAACAACAATATTAAATGATATAATTAAAGATTATGAATCTATTGATATAAAAAGAATAAATAATAATTCTTATGATGAAATATTAAATATATTTTCTATTGTAAACGTTAATTCATTAATTTTGAATAATAATAAAAAAAAAGTAATTTATATAGATGATAATATTTCATCTAATATAAATATATTTAAAAAAATTTCATCATTAAAAAAACCAGTTGTAATTACTATGAGTCATCCTATATCTTCTAAATTTACAAAATATATAAATTCACAATATCATATAAAATTAGATGATTATGATTTATCTTATCTTTTTGATAATTCTTTAAAGTTTAGTAATGGATTGGAAAGTCATGAAGATACATTTTATTATAATATACATGAAGTTATCAATAAAATTATTAATAAAAATATTGAATTAAATGATATAGATAATATAATAGAAGATCACATTATTTTATATCATCTTATAGATGTCGTTGATGATTTATTATTATTGAATTCATTGTATAATATGTTTTATAACTATAATAATTATGATATTAACTATTCTTATAGTAAAATATTTTATTTAATTATTCCAATTTTACTTATTAAATCTTCAGATGTAAAAATAAAAAATGTAAAAAACTATACAAATAACATTAGTAAATTAATTATCTCTAAACAAAAAGAAAAATATTTAGAATATGATAATGTGAAATATAATAATTTTATTCAGTATATTTCACAATTGTAAATTATTAATAACATTATCTATATCTTTTATATTATCACAATCTATATTTAAAACTTTATTGTCTTTAAAATCTAAATCATTTTTTTCAGATACATGATCATTGTTTCTTATATGATCATTATAATTATTTGGATATAAATTTTTAATTCTCTCCTCTTGTAATTTTTTTGATATATTTAATTTAATAAATAACCAGTCCGATGAATCATCTAACAATCCATCTAATTCATTTTGAAATCTTAAATCATCAATTATACAATTATCATGATTTTTAACTTGTTTGAGTACGTAATTAGACCATACATCTGGATTAATCTCTCTTAATTTTGATGCTACTAATATTATTAATGAACGATCCTTCGTTTTCATATCAAATAAATCAATTGCTATATCTTTAACTTTATTACCATATGAATAAACATTATATCTTGGATGTTTATCTATAATTTTTTTAGATATATATGTTTTCCCTGAACACATCTTTCCACATATGGCGATCTTCATAATATACTTATTATTGTTATTAAATTTTTAAATTTGAAATTATTTTTTATTAAAACATAATAAATAAAATGTCTATTAGTATTCTAAAAAATTTATCTATTAAAAATATAATTATTAACCCTTGTAGCAAGAGTCCGATTAAATGTTTATGTGTTAATTATTTAGATTTTAGTAACATCAATCATTACAATATTTATAAAAAATGTTTACATAAAAATAGACAATTAATAAAAAGAGATAAAACATTTCATAAAATTAATAATTTATAATTAGATACGATTTAAATATAATTTGAAATATATTTTTTTTTAACTTTTAAATAATTTATCATAAAATTAAAAATTATGAGCAATATATTGTTACTGAAGTCTATTACAAAACACATTGGAGTATATTTACCAGAAGAAATAATTATATACATATCTGAGTTATCAGCAACTCCGATATGTAGAGAAAATGATAGATTAGCAAAAAAATATTTTCATTCGATTATGGAAGATATAATTAATATTAATAATATTTATACATATGATATGTATTCAACAGATGTCGCTTTACAAGATGAGTATGATTATAGAAAAACAATTTCGAAAAATTGTAGGAAGGTTAATCCATTAAAAAGAACGGATTATAATGCGTCTGAATTATATAATGACTATGATATGAGTGGTTTTGATGGACATAACATTTATTATTACTTTCATCATAAATATTTATATGATTTTGAATTAAAAGAGGAAATATTAAATCAGTTAGTATCGATTAATTGGTGTGGAATTGATATTATTAATCATTTTAGAAGAATTAATCCAATTCACTATATGTCATATCAAATCACTAAATATGGTTTACTTAATTCCGATAATAGGATTATGACAATAGAGGAGAATATGGATATAACAGATATACCAGATGTATTGGCATTGCGAACGGCTAATTATGACGATTTTAATTCTAGAGTAGCCAGATCAATTTTATATCAATCTAGGTTTGAACATGATTATATTCATTCCACTAGTCAGTTATATGAGAGTATGTTACATTTAGATAAACAGTATGTTGATAACTTTTGGAAGAATATTGCTAGTAATAAATCTAAATTATTGTGGAGACCTTTATCTGATGTTGAAAATGGAGGGGAAGTTCCAACAATCGAAGCAATATAATTTTTGAAGATAAAAAAATAATTTGAAATATAAATATTTTTTTTCTTATAGGTGGAGCCAATGCGCGTTCTATCTATGATAAACCACGACGGTTTTCCAAATATTGGATACACCCAAGATCTTGACCGGTACTATTTTCAAAAATTCTTTTAAAATTTACTTCCGGCGGTCACTACGTTATTCATTATTTGTTTTTTTTATTAATTCGGGATAATATTCTAATATATGATCATATAATTCATCTTCTATAAATTCCATATTATATTCAATATCTCCTAATGCATGACTAAAACTTTCCACATCTAACATATCCTGCCAATCAATCAATAACGATTCTAGGAATCCATTTATCATTATAAATTTATTAATCATATCTACATGTTTCCTTTGTGGTAGTTTTTTAAATTTTTCTTTTATTTTAATAATATCTTGTTTGGTTATATTCTTATTTTTTCTCATTTGTAATCCAATCTTTTCACCAATTTTATATTCATTCCATTTTACATACCATGGATAGTATATAAAGGGTCCTTTACCTTGTCCACTATCATCGAATATCATAAATTCTCTATCTGAAAATAATTCTGATAATTTCTTAAAAAATGGATTGATTTTAACCTTATGACAGTTTTTTTTGTGACACCTTCTATCATCTGCTATTATTAATGTTAAATTAGATGTCATATATATAATATATTATTATTAATTTGAAAATATTTTTTTTATATGTATTTAAAAATAGTATAATACATTATTAACAAAATGACAGAACTAGGATTTCAACTAGCTAAAGAGTTCACCGATGGTATGAAAATACCCAAGTGCTTGAAAGATTTACCACCACCTCTTGGTTGGTGGATGTCTGAAAAATATGATGGTTACAGAGCAAGAATGCACCCAACATTAGGTACATTAGTCACTAGACAAAATAAACCACTGGTTGTTCCAGACTGGTTTATCAATGCTACTAAGACTTTCAAGTATAATCCAGATGGAGAGTTACTATGTTATGACGGCGAATTATTCGCAGGTCGAGATAACTTTCAAAAAATGGGAGTTGTTCGTAGGAAAGATCCGTCTGATGAAGATTGGTTTCCTATTAAATATGTTGTTTATGATTTTCCTGAAATGGAATGTGGATTCGAGAAAAGAACTGCCGCATTAAAATTCTTCGTAGATGAAGCACATGAAAATTGGATCAAGTTTCAACAAACTAATCCAAAATTCAAAGATGTTTCATGTCCAATTGTTCTTTGCGATCAACACAAGGTTGAGTCGATTGAACAAATGAATAAATTCTATGAAGATATCATTTCAAATAAAGGTGAAGGTATTATGCTAAAACATCCAACTGCTCTCTGCGAAAAGAAGCGTTCGAGCTTCCTTTTGAAATTCAAACCAAAGTTTGATGCAGAAGGTGTTATAGTTGGATATAAAGATGGGACTGGTAAATATGATGGTATGCTTGGAGCATTCCTATGTAAGCCACTCATTAATGCTGGTAATTATCAAGTTGTTGATGATAATCCAGAACATATTTTCGCAATCTCTGGTATGAATGATGAGATTCGTGAAAATTACAAAGAAACACATCCTATAAACACTGTCGTTACGTATCAATATGCTGGCTATACAAAAGCTGGAATTCCAAGATTCGCTAACTATCTTAGAAAAAGAGATGATGTTGTTATTAAGGACAAAAGTCCTAATAAGTGTGTAGATGTAAGAAACAATATTATTAATGTATTTAATAAAATTTCTAAATATTACAAAATTAACGGCGATAGTATTAAAAGTCGTAGTTATTTAAAAGGCATCGAAGCATTAAAACTTGTAGGTGATGATATTGATCTAACCAAACAAAATATATCTAAATTAAAAGGTATTGGACCTAGCTTACTTGGTAAGATTATGGAAGTTAAAGAAACTGGAACATGTGAATTTTTAGAGAAGTTACAAAAAGATGATCCAAAAGAAATTTTCCAAAAAATATATGGAGTTGGTCCAAAAAAAGCAAATGAACTCGTTAAAATGGGTTTTAATACAATTGATGATATTGTTAAATCTGGAAAACTAGATATCTTTAATGAAAAACAATTATTGGGAATTAAGTATTATGATGATATTAATACACGTATCCCTCGTAAAGAAATTGAACAACATGAGCAATTATTAATCGATATATTTGGATCAATTGATCCAGATGGGGATTTAACTATTGCCGGATCATATAGGCGAGGTAAGTCAGATAGTGGCGATATTGATGTATTAATTAAAACTGATGATATAGCTTATTTCAAAAGATTCATTGAAGAACTATTTAGCGAAGGATATTTAACAGAGGAATTAGCAAATGGGCATAAGAAATTTATGGGATTATGTAATCTTGAATCAGATCTTCCTAATCGTAGGATTGATATTATGTATACAAAACCAGATCAATATCCATTTGCTATACTATACTTTACTGGTTCGAAAGAATTTAACCAGAAGATGAGACAACATGCTAATGAAAAAGGTTTTACATTAAATGAACATGGAATTGATGAATATAGCGAAGATCCAAATGCTATTTGTAATCCTATTGATCCAAATGATATTGATATAATTGATGAAAAAGATATCTTTGATCTATTGGAATATGATTATGTTCATCCTACAAAACGATAAATATATAATATTTAATATATTTTTTTTATTCTCTTATTAACATACTTTATCAAACAGACTTTTAGATATAGAAAACATTGGAATACTTCCTTTTTCTATAATTGTTTTATCACCCGTGTATTTTTCAAATGGTAAATTTATTATAATATTATCATTTTTATCGATATATATTTTGCTAATATTGAAGTCGTTAAATCTATTACCACTCATCCCTGGGAAGTTATATTCTATAATAACAAAAATTCTCTTTAGATCTTCACTAATTATTATACTTCTTTTACCAATTACTATTCCATCATTATACTTTTCCAATGTTCTCTCTTTATTTAGAATATCTAATTCTATCATAAGTCCGCCCATTTTCAAATTTGTATCTTTATACCTAAATTTTGGAAAATATTTTGATATACTATCTATATATTTAATACTTAGTACTCTTGAATAATAGATAAAATCGCTACTACTCCTTTCATATCCAATATTAATATTAGACATCATTGTGTAAGTTGGTAATAATGGTACGAAATTTTTTTTATCATCATTTGTTAATATATTAGAATCATATCTATTATCCTTTTTTTTAACTATTAAACCACCATAACTAAATATACCTCCTGGTGATATTCGGTATAACGTATTTGTTTCTGAATCCGTAGTCAATGATTCTAAGTTTCTTTTTAATATATCATAACATGGATCTGGATCTGGCATAATGGATTTATCTTTGAAAAAGTTATCAAATATACCTATTTTATACAATACAACTAATGTTACAATAATTAACGCAATAATACTACCAATCGTTAATACAACAATTAACCCTTTTTTGACTTTTTAATATCTAAATAATTCATATATATAATTTGAAATAATTTTTTTTAATAAAATAAATATAAATATTGAGGTTTTACTCAATGTCGCATGTAGCTCTCGGTTACTATGGTTATCGCACATGCTATAAAATGTTAGATGAACATGCTAAAACATTTTTGAATTTATCAAAGCAACTATTATGTGCTTCTATGGTGTTCGAAGAGTATATACATGATACTGACATAATTTACATATTGTCAGATATTATTGTTCAAAAAGTATATGAATATATGACAAATAATATTGTGAATATATTAAAAAACTCTTGTCCTAAGTATACTTTTAATGTATCTTGTGCGAATAATGTAAGTCAGTTTTCAAAGCCAAATTGGGGCATATCTACTGATGGATATAAGGATTTTAATAATTTTAGAAAAAAAGTAATGATATATAATAATCTAGCATTTTCATTATTTGATAATACTTGGAAGGTATATGAAAATGCGATGAAGTATCATTATATACGACTAGGTCAGATAATACATATACCCGAATATGGAAATGCGGAAATTATTTCTGTACAAAACAAGAGGTATGTCGTTCAATATATAACAGGAGAAAAGTATACATTTAAGCATCAAAAATTTGTAAATATATTAAAGCATCCAAAACAATTGCGAGATGTATATATCGATAGTCGTTTGAAGCTAATTGAATCTATTAATCTAGCTAGAGAAGAATGTATTGATGAATATTTAAATACAACACCTAGGTGTGTTTGCGGAGAAACATTTTACTATTATGACCATCATGTTAAATGCAAGAAAGGACATCGATTCGATCCAACACAGTGGAAATATCCTGGATCTGATATACCTATGATACAAGATTTAAATGTGTTTCTAAGTTATAGAAAATCGGTTTATGGTTAAACTTAACTATTTATATTTTTTATATTATAATGAATAAAACTAAAAAAAAAGAAAATTTATATTTTAAAAATTATGATTTATATAGCGATGCTAGCCCCAATGATACAATAAGAATAAAATATACCACAATCTTCGATGTAAAAAATACTATTAAAAAATTAGAAAAATTATATAAAACAAATAAATATCCACATACAAGAATATCAAAAGTCGTTAATGTTATGACCCAACGATTAAGAGTTATTAATCAAAAAGATAAAAGATATATTTTGTCTAAAAAATATTTTGAATTTTTAAAAAAAAGAACAAAAGAAAAGGATCAAAAAAAAAGAAAAAAAATGATATTTAAAATGTAAGTTTTAAATATATTTTTTTATAAATAATCTATGTAATGCTGACTTATTTTTTTCTGATATAAATTCTTCTAATGTAATAGATAGATATTTTGGTATGTATTTTGGAACAAGTTTCCCACATGGTCATAATTTGCTAAATATATTTTACGATCCAATATTTGTTTGTCTTTTGGATAATGCCATCTACCTAACAACAATGATTCATTTTTTGTTATAAAATTAATAAATCTCATATTTTTTATTACTATATATTTATATTTTTTTTATAAATTTAATTTTTTTGCTATGTCTTTCCCCTGCGTTTTCATAAAATTATATGCTTCCATAACAGATTTCTCTGTCAAATAAACTTCTTTATCCGGTGGTGTCATACTATTATACATTATTAATAAATTAATAATATGTTCAAAATGTTCTTGTGATAATTTTTCTAGCATTTATAATTATAATATATACTTTTTTTTAAATATAATTATATATATATAATAATATGAGCACAGATCAAAATAATCAAAATACCCAAGCAATAATAATTTCAAGTCATCAAAATAGAATTCAGTCATTAATAAGCTATTTAAAAGAAACAGATAAGGTATACAAGTTAGATAACGGCGCTGTAGTTTTAATTAGTATTCCTAAGAATAAAGAAATGTTTAAGGTTTCCATTGTTTATTATGGTGATCCTTCGTCTTCGAATTTAAATGAAAAAAAACCCGAAGAATTTAGTTATTATACTGATAAAGGTAATGAATTAGAATTTATTCAAAATAAAGATTTTTTAAATACCGGAATTAATAGTATATTAGGAGATGGAATATTTCTTAAAAATATATTCAATAAAGGCATTGAGTATTTCAATATATATATTATTAGACATGGTGAATGTGATCATAATTTAAGAACATATTTAATCCATAGTTTATCTGCTATTTATCCAACAAAAAGGTTTTATGATAGTAAATTAAATAATAATGGTAAAAAACAAATAGTTAATCTAGGTAATAGTGATACACTAAATATTATAGGTGAGGTAAAATCATTATTTTGCTCTGATTTAAGAAGAACCCATCAAACCATGAAGTATTTTTTAGATTCTTATAATAAAAACGAAAACAATAGTAGTAAACAAATAAATGTATGTGATAATAAATGCGGTTTGAATTTAATTTATGTTTTACCTGGTAATGATGAAATAGATGAAGACTATAGAAAAAAATCTAAATATCCAGAGGATGGTTTTACTGATGGGTTAAAACTACAGACTGCAGAAAATCGTACAATAACTGATTATGATTCATTGGATGATAATAATAGATCATATAATGATAATATTGTAGTTGATTGGACATACTACAAATTGTTATATCAAAAATATCCTCGGTCCTCTATGAGATCTCCAATATATAGTTTTAAACAAGTTGATTTCTTATTATATGCGCTTAAAATATTTATGATACAAAATGTACAACCTAGTAATACATTAGAAGATACTACTTCAGTACTATCTTCTAATATACAACCTAGTAATACATTAGAAGATAGTACTGAAGTAGTATCTTCAGGCGGTTCTAAAAAAGGTGGCTCTAAATATAAAAAAAAAATAAAAACTCATAAAAAACCAACCAAAGTAAATGTAACATACAAGAATAAAACCAAATCTATTCCCAAAAAATATATAGCCGGCTTAAAAGGAAAAGAAAAAAAAGCACAAATTAAATCTATATTTGAACAAACAGATAGGCCAAAAACAAGCGCTAAAGAAAAAAGATCAAAATGGATTATTAAATTCGAGAAAAAATATAATAAAAAAATAACTGATACATCTTGGATAAATAAAAATATTATCTCTGTTTACGGTCAAAATAAAATTTTGAATAAAGGTAGGGGAGCATATTATTCCTCTGGTAGTCGCCCCAATCAAACCCCTGATTCATGGGCTTATGCCAGATTAGCATCTGTTATTATGGATGGCCCATCTAGAAAATATGATATTAATATTTGGAACAAGCACAAGGTTAATAAATAAATTATTATAATATATAATATATAATGGAAAACCAAACAAAAACAACTGAACAAACAAATACTACTGACCCAACAAAAACAACTGAACCAACAGAAACTACTGAGCCAACAAATACTACTGAGCCAACAAATACTACTGAGCCAACAAATACTACTAAGCCAACAGAAACTACTAAGCCAACTGTAATAAATGAAGATGGCGACAATAAAGATGAAGATGGCGACAATAAAGATGAAGATGACGATGGAGTAAAAGAAGCAACATCTTTTATTTCTTTTTATTCAAACTCGGCGGGTTTATCACAAGTATGCTTTTGCATTTTTGTTGTTTACTTTTTATTGCTTATAGGTATAACCTTGTTTTCAATGAAAATTAAAACAAAAGGTCAAAAAAAATTTTGTAACTACTGTTATATATATGTTATTACACCCGCTTTTGTTATACATTTAATTGGTTCTTATATAGCATATTATAATAATGATATTGATAAATATTTATTTAATGTATATGTTATAAGATTTCCATTTAATCTCCCATTCACTAAAAAATCTAGATTTTTATTAACTTTAGATGTAATTAATTTGATTATCGCCAATACCTTTTTTGCTATGTTAGGTATATGTTTATTTATTTATTTTGTTTCAGTTATTTTTAAGGCGATTGCGAAAAGTGGGCACGAAAAAGTTGTTAATCAAGTAACTCATTCACTATTTAAAAATAATGCCACTTAAAAACAACACAAACTTTTTTTTTCTTTTTTTTTAAATTTAATCCATTCATCTATTGTATATCTATCACCCATTGATAAATTACATCTACTACATATAGCTTCTAAATTATCAATTGTTAATTTCCCCCCCTTGCTTTCAGGTATATTATGCCCTACATGAAAATCGAATACTGTTATAATATTATTACACCATGGTATATAACATTTACTTTCATATTTTTTACCAATGGTTTTTAACCAGGTTTGTTCACGTAGAGCTTTCGGTATTGTTTCTTTACGCGTCATTATATATTATTTGTTTTCGATTTTTTAAATATTATTTAATCAAATGTTACTAATATTTTATTATTTCTTTTAGTAAGTGTTTTATATGATGATACTGATAATTCTTTTCTTTTTCTTTTAACTATAGTCTTTTTTTTCATTGATATATTCATATCGTCTTCTATTGTTTTATAATTATCTATTACATAATTAATAATTCCATTAGTTATTGCCCATTTAAAAAAATTAAGCTGCCCAATAGTCGTACTAACAGTATTTTTATAATTAATCCTATTTCTTCTACAAAATGGATCAAAAAATTTTTTAGAATATGATTTTAATTGTGATTTATAACTAACATATACATTGACTAGATTAGAATTATTGTTATATTCAATATTAAACTTTTTTGAAAAGTTTGTTACAAACCAATCAATTACTCTTAAAGATATATTCGAATTTGTTAATATATCTTTTAAAATATTTAAATTATAATCATTATAATAATTATTTAAAGAATCTAATAATAAATTATTCATATTTAAAAATATTTATAAACTTGTTTTTAAATATTATTTAAAAAAAAATATGGGATGGTGGATAATATGTTATAAATGTAATGGTTCTGGATATATAAATAAAAATGAATGTAATATTTGTAGATATGAAGTCGCACCAAATATTATTTTAAGAGGACAATTATATGTAAGTGATACAATATATGAAGTTACACCTCCTTCATCTCCTCGGTAAATTAAATTCTATAACACTCATACGAAATGTATTATTAAATATAGAATTTTTTCTTATTTTGTGTAATTTATAATCTGGATGAGATATAATAAAATTAATAAATGATTGTATATCTTTTAAATAAAAAATTTTTTTTTTACTAAATCTATATTTTAAAAATTCATTTATATTGTATAGTAGTTGATTCACAGCTAAATAATATTCAACAATGTGTGTATATTTATTAATATCTATATTTTTATTATTGTTTATATAATTACATATTTTATATGATTGAATTTCTGAAATTTTTTTTTCAATAGAAACATATTTATTAAATGTATTATAATTATGATTTTCTGAATATTTACTACATATGAAACAATTTAATAATCTTGCCCATAATTCAATATATATTTCATCTATATTTATAGTTTTTATATTTACATTATATAAATTATTATAGTAATTGACTAATTTTTTATTATTTTTATATGTACCTGATAAATGAATCGAATGTAATAATTCATGTATTAATACTTTCACAGATTCTTCTTTTCTATATACAAATATATCAATCTTACTATTATAATACAGTGTAAATCCACTATTAACATGTAATGCAGTATATTTATTATTAAAAAATTTTTTATCTTCTAATTCTATTAAATGTATATTTATAACATTTTTTACACTAAATAAACTAAGAATATATGAAATTACCATAATATATTTATCTAATAACGCACTTTGTTTCTGTTTAAAATAATATTTGAAACTACAATTAATATTATTAATTTTAAATATATATGTATATATAACACTTTTAGATTTTGTTTTATTAAATAAATACTCGTCAATATATTTTGATTTCGGGATTGGATAAATACCTGTGGTTTTCGTTAATATTTCATCATTCAAATATTTAGGAAATACTATTTTATGATTTTCTAATATATCATATAGCTTTTTTAAATATGTTGAATTTATAATATTTAGATTCTTACTAAGACTATCTATATATATTTTTTGTTCCATACTTATTATATAAAATATTTAATATACCATTTATTTGCATTTTCATAATTATCATAAATTAATGAATTAATATTAGAGTTATCACTATTTATTAGATCTATTGTACTTTTAATACTATCAACCTGATTTTTAACAAATATTTTATTATAATTATATATATCCAAAATAAAATTAATAGGAATAAATATATCTAAACTATTATTATTAATAATTTTCCTTTTCAGATTATCAATTATTGAATAATATTTTTTAATATTATTAATATTAAATCCAGAACAATAAATATATTTTTCTGAATTTGATATCCTACTCGTATGTGGTTTAACAAATTCAATTGATGTATAAAACAAATTAAGAATATATATTAACCTAATTGTACTATAATTGAAGATATCAAAAAACTTTATAATAAAACACCCATTATGTTTTTGTGCCAGTAATGCAAAATATATTTCACATGTTAGTAGTTTTAATGAATCTAATTCTTGATAATTATAATTTTTAGAATAATCAATACCTCCATCGGCTGTTATTATATCACAGTTGTTACACCCCATTACATTTATCATATGTATAATATTTACTATATTGTAAATATCACCTGTTTTATTATCACCATCTAATATTGTAACATTACTATTATTTAAAATATGTTTATTCCATGATGGTATTTTTTTATCAAATGATATTAATGAATTTGCGTATATATTAGCATTTTTAGTTCTATCTAATATATTTTTTACAAACCCACCTGGTGCTTCAGCTATACATAATATCGTTTTATTTTCTAATTCTATATTTTTATCTATTGAAATTTCATGAAATTTAAAATATGATCTACTTATTGGTAATATTGATTTATTTATAAATGTTTTATGACCATCATAAACATGTTCATAACTGTTATTTATTTTTTTATAATAATCCCATATATTTGAATATTTATCTATTAATTGTTTAGATTCATATATATTATTTATTAAATCTTTGTATATTGGAAAAGATTTAATTTTTAATGTAATAACTTCATCTATTTTATTTATTTTATGGTACTTTGTCATAAATAAATAATAATTTAAAATGTTTAAACTAATTTAAATTATAATAAATATCAATTGATGGTTTTATTATCATATATATCTTTATAAATAAATATTCATATAATATAATCTTATTATATGAATTACTTATTTTGTGATTAATATTAGATACTGTGTCTATTAATTCTTTATTAACTTTAAAAGTTATATATGATTTTGATATTATTACACATACAAAATTATTAATTAATTTATCAATCATTATTTCATTTTTGAACATATGTAAAACGAATGATTTTATTTTTTTTTTAAAATTTATGAAATTATTATTTTTATATATATCATATAATATATTTATAATAGTCATTTCTTGTTTATTAAATTTTTTATTATCATTATATACAGTATCATTATGAGTTATTACAATACATTGATTTCTTATTGCATTATTAATTGAAGTTATTTTTTTAGTAATTAAAATAATTTTTGTATTAAAATTATGTTCCATTATATTTTTTATGTATAGTTGAAAATATTTTTTAGAATTATTGAAGTTATATATGTATATATAGATATATTCATTTAAAATACTACAATTAATTAATTCATTAATATAATTTTTATATGTATCTATATTATTTGAAACAATATTATAGTCAAAATAATATGAATTTTTATAATATTGATATTCAATTGGTTTATATTCTGTATTATATTCTATGTTAAGATAATTAAATAAATCAAAATTATGTGATCTTACATATAATATACAATTTTGGTGATTTTTATATTTAAAAATATTTTTTAAGTACATATTTAAAAATATTAATGATTGTTAAAGTAATTATGTATATTATATTAAATCATATAAATAAAGATGACATTTTATACGAACAAAAATCTGATAAAATCGTTTTAAAATATAAATTGAATGATTTTATTATTATTGGAATCCCTTTGAAAATAAAATACGATGAATATATTAATATTAATTGTATTACTAAATTTTTTATTTCTGATAAAACAACTTTAGATGTATTAAATATTATTGATAGTAATTATAGTTCATCTATTAAATTACTGAAATATGATAATTATCAAAAAAAATATTATATTATGTGTAAAAAAATTTGTAATAGAAAAATTAAAGACTCAATTGAATATATTTCAATTATCAAAATTTATAATAATAATTATTATAATTATATTATATAAGATGGAAACTGATTTATATTATAGATTAATTGCAAATCCGAGAAGACTTAAAAAAAATAATCTATATATTGATTATGATGAAAAACTAAGAAATATTTTAAAAATTAAATATCCTGATTATAATATTTCTAGTGAATTATTAACTAATATAAAAAATAAAATTAATGAAATCATTGTTAATAGTGAAATTAATTTGATAGTTGATGATATTATAAATAATATTGAATTATCTGAATGAATCAAGTTATCAAAAATTTAATGATACTAGAAATAATTGATGAAATTAATATACCCGAATATAATGATTATATTGAACAACAATGTCGATATTATTTATCTAATATTAATTTTAATACAGAAATTAAACCAAGATATAACAAAGGTTATATAAGTGATGAATTATTTAAAAATAAATTAAACAGGTGTGAAGCTTGTGTATATAATAATGGTTCTATTAGAAGGTGTTCTAATCATAAAAAAAATGGTAATTTATGTATGAAACATTACAATATTGAAAATAAATATGGATATTTAATTTTTGGAGATATTCATAATGATTACAGAAAAAACATAAGATACAATTCAAATAATTGTTGTGCTATTACATTTAAAAATGGTATTATTGACCAATGTTGTAAAGATAAAAAATATGGTGAATTATGTAAACATCATAATACATATAAAACAAAACATGGTATTTTAAAATATGGATCTATTATTTAATATATATATATGAACAAAAAATTAAAGTCTAAATCTTTTTCTAAAAATAGATCAAATTCCAAATCTAGGTCTAAAGCTAAATCAAAATCCAATGAGTTTAATGACATTTATATATTCCTTATCATATGAAGGGACTTTTGTAATTAATAAAAATAATATATATATATAAGAATATAATATATATATATATATATAATATGAATAAACTGCTAAAAATATTTTTTTTAAATGTATTAACTAGTGCCCAAGAACTAAATAGTGTTGGTGGTCAAAGAGATGATAACAATTGTTTAATAGGTTCGGGTTATACGTGGTGTGAAAGTTCGCAAAATTGTATTAGACAATGGGAAACACCATGTGATGATAATTATAATAATTGTAATGATTGTTTAACAAGACAAAAAAATGGACAGAATATAGCATGTCCCATAAATTGTGACATTGCTATTGATCCTATGCCTCCTGTTGCTATTGATCCTATGCCTCCTGTTGCTATTCCTATGCCTCCTGTTGCTATTGATCCTATGCCATGTCCAGAAGTAATGTGTATGATGTATTGTCAATTTGGTAACAAAATTGATTCTAATGGATGTCAGATTTGTGAATGTAATGAAATTTTACCCGATCCGATTACTGATGTTGATTGTACATTAAATCAACCCAGTTGTGATGATTATACATATATTTGTCCAAAAATAACTGAAGTCACTAGTTGTAATACTGGTGGTATCTATGGTTATACTACATATTTATTATCAGTAATTGTTAAACCGAATATGAATATAAAGAATATATATGCTATATTTGGCGATAAAGAACATGTTATGTATTTACCACCCGCTTTTAATCTAGATACATCATCTAATCAGAATATAGGTGGAATCAGTAATTATATGAGTGAATTTATTCCAAATATACAGTATGATTCGTGGTTAACTATTGGCATTACAAACGGGAATATTGATAATCAAATATCATCTGTTGGTATAGATTTTGCTTCTTGGACAACCGTAAATGGTATAAATATTGATAATGGTGCTGTTTATGTAACAGATCCACAGCAAATATTAAGTAATAATGATGAGTATATAATTGGACAAATAACAACTACAACAGATAGTGATTACACCGCTATATTTAATATACAAGGGAAAACATTAGATGATACTGTTGATAGATCATGGGTTGAAAATAATGTATTATTTGAATTAAAAAGTCCGGTAGATAATATACATAATGATATACCCAATGATTGTATATCATGGTATGATGGTTGTAATACATGTAGAGTAAGTAATGGTAATATAGGCGGATGTACAAGAATGATGTGTTTTAAAGAGGATAATCCACGATGTTTACAATATTATACTTCTGGACACTAAAAAAATATTATATATATATTATATATATATTAATGGATAACAACGATTTACTAATGATTGTTTTGGCGTTTGTCTTAGGTTGTATGTGTTCAGGAATGATGAAATCGATGTGTGGAGGAAGACTAATTGAAGGTGATGAATTGGATGGTATACAATACACCGCAATATCAGTAAAACAAATAAAAGATCAATTTAATCTTTCTAATATTGATGCGCTGCAAATTTATGGAAATCTAGACAGAGATTGTAGAGGAATAACAGGTAATTTAGAAGGTAATCAACTATTATATTGTAAACCGAATACTAATTAGTAGTATATTTTTATCGTTCACAACGAATAGGTTTTAACCATTCTTCAACCTCTTCATCTCTGTCAAGTGATTCAATAAATCTTCTATCTTCTCGAATATGATCAACCCAAACGGGTTTACCATCTTTCTTTTTTATTTTTAATTGAAACACACAACTATTTCGATGAGTTTTGAATATAGATTTATAAAATTTTAATTTATTTTGAATACAATTATTTTTAATTTTAAGTAAAGCATTTTCTTTTTTTAATCTAAGTAATTCACTCATATATATTATTAATATTAATTAATGTAAAAAATAATATATCAAATTTTATAACAACATTAACTAAAATATATAACTATAATATAAATGTATAAACTAGATAAAAATACAAATAAACAATATTTATTATTTTTAATTTTATATTTATTATATCTATGTGATAACCGCATTGGATTAATATTATCTATTTATGGAATAATAACAGCATGGACATTAAAATACATAGATAATTATGAAAATGAAACTATAATTAAAGCATATTTAATACTATCTTTAGCTCTAGTAATATATTTAACTACAACAAATACAATATCAGAAGATATTTTTAATAAATTTGCGTCCCCACTACTAATGATAAATATTGTTGTTTTAATAGTTACATACAAAACTATAAATAAGAATAAAATGTATATTATTATTGCTATTTTATTTATTGTGATGACAACTCCAAAGTTTAAATATGTAAATAATCAAATAATTATGAAATCAAATATTATTAGTAAAGATTTGTGGATTATTTTACAAACAATTGTTTTGCTGGCATTTTATCTAACTAATCATTATTTTTATATGAATCCGAATATATATTTAGTATTATTTTCTTTATTGGCTCCATTGATAACACATTATATGAATAATAAATGGTTAGAGGCGAGATTATTCTTTTTGACAATTTTGATTATACATGATCAATTTTACCATTAAGTTTATCTCTATTTGGGTGTTTTACATAAAATATTTTATCAAAAAATGGTTCATTGCGTTGTTTGTAACCAATGGGTGTATTACCATTTTCCCAAGATAATCCGTCAATTGTAGTTAAAGATTCTTCTTTATAAATTTTATTATCATATTCTATATATATATCACTTCTTCCACCAAATTCATCATAACGTAATTGTTCCATAACACTCTGAATATCTTCTGCTTCTCCATAATCTTTATCTTTTGATATTCTAGTATAAAATTTATTATTATCACAAGCCTTATATATTTTTTTACTTTTTATATAACATTTAATTTTTGGAGTAGTATATGTTAATTTATATTTTATAGTATCAGTTGTAAGATTTGTATTATCCAATAATTCTACTTCAGTATTAATACCTGTTGCCATTGAATTAAAGTTACTATTAATATAAAAGTTACTACATTCTATCATTTTATCTAGTTTTTTATTATAAAAAAAACTGACAACCAACGGTCTTTTACCAGTATCATATGGATAATCTGTATAAAATAATATAAATATATTCCAATTTTCAGAATAATTCATAAACCATATATAATTAGTCATGTAATGATAGTCAGTACCAGAGTAAACATCGAACCAAGATATACAATTTTTGGTTAAAACACCATTAATTGTTATATCACTATTAGATATAACATAGGTGTCATTAATATATTCATACGGATATATATCAGATATTCCACCCATTTTAAACCATTTATTAAAATTGGGCAAATATTGTTTTAGTATTGCACAAGAACAATAATTATCTCTTGTTGTAATATATCCATCAATATATATATTTATATTATCTGTCTTGATATATACTTTCTTTTTTCTATTTTTAATATTTAGAACAACCTTATAACCTAATTTATTATTATTTATTTCACTAATGAAATCATTTCCTTTTATATAGTATTTAAATTCATTTTTATGAATGATTATATTATCAAATTCTTTTTTGTCACCAGTTATGATATCTAAATAAGTCATTGTAAAACGAAGAAAATCATCATATTTACCCGGCCTGTTTATTATAATACAATATTGTTTATTATCGACAAAAAAATGTTGGTATTCATACCAGAAATTAATTTTTGTATCATTTAAATCAATGCGTGCATCATTAAGTAATATATTATATATATTTTCATTCTGTAGCTTTTGTAAATTAGTTGCAAAATGTCCAATAATAGTAACTGGTAATGCTGCAATATCTTGTCCAACATATACCGGATAGTATAAGTATTGCATTAAATATATTATTGGAATAATTAATAATAATGAATATTTATTATTTACACGTCTATTTTTTTTTTGTTTTGCAAATATTGATAAAAATATCATTACAAATATTGTATTTTTTATAAATGAAAAAATATTAAAAGTATTAACTCCCATAAATTCTATAATAATATATTGTATTATTATAACTATTAATAATATATTTATTGTATCTCTCATATTATATATATATATATAATATATATATATATATATGACTAAAAGTAAATCGAGTGGTAAAAAGAGATCTAGCTCTAAATCAAGTGGAAGAGGTGGGGAACTAATTTTCTAATATTTTGTCTCATATGTTGCTGCTGTGTATTGCCGATATTATGTATCTTACTCACAGTATTTTCACCATGGATATTGAAACTAATTATGGGTGGAGGCGATGAGGGGGCTATAGATGATAAAGAACAGTAATAAATATTACGTACCACTAATTTTTTTTATATAGCAATCTGTGCAAATACACATATTATAATATTTGCAATATAACTTTATTTTAACTGTATCTGGTTTCCTTTTATTACACCAATCACATTTTTTATGAATTGTACACATATACTTTTATGATATATTATATTGATCTAAGATATCTTTTAATCTATTATATTTCAATGTTAATTTTTCGATGACTAATTGTTGTGCCTTAATAGTTTCTATATATTCGCTTAATTTATCATCACAATCAGAATCTGTATGTTCAATAAATATTCTACTTGTATAAATTACATTATTATTATCATCTCTTATTTTTGTTGGGAAAGACCACTGTGAATTTCCTTTAGACAAAACTATTCTTTCATTGCCTAATCTAACAAAATAACCCCCAGTAAAAAATTGTTCTTTTCCTTTACTATGGGTGATATATTTAATTCTTTGTTTTGGTTTTATATTAAATGGGGGAGTAATTTCTTCGCAATTTTCTAGTTCACTACGAATATATTCAATATATTCTTGATCCATTATATTTATATATATAAATATATATATTTAGAATTTTATATATAAATATAATGGATGAAATAAGATATAGAGAAATATTACCTATATCTTCGATTCCGCATCTGTGAATGAAATATATTTATTATTATCTTCATCATATAACGATAACCATATATTATTATAACATTCACTCATAGATAAGCATGTTATAGTATTAAATTCATCTGTAGTATTAATAATTTCTTCATGTAGTTTTTTAATATTATATCCAGGAATACTTGCGTTAATATGATGTATATGATGGTATTCAATACCAGATGTAAAAAATTTTAAAAATTGTGGTATCTGTATAAAAGAACTTCCTTTTAAACCACTATCTCTTTTATTCCATTTTTCGTTATTAGTAACATATGGAGGATTATATGTATGTTGATTATGAAATAATATCATACCTATAGTAAATGCTATCATATTACTATATATATAATGATATAAAATACCATATTTATTGATATAATATAATAATAATAATAATCCACTATTATTCAGTATAGTATCAAATAAAATTAATTTCATACTAGGTTTATGTAAATAATTAAAATATTTATAGAAGATTTCACTTCCTCTATTCATTACAAAAAATTTTAAGGATGGTATAATAGTGAAAAATATAACTGGATTCATTAATAATCTGTATATGTGCCTTTTCCATTGCATATCTCTATATTCTTTGAATGTAATATATACTGTTTCATTATAACTATGATGTAATTCATTTTCTTTATTTCCCGATGTTAAATGATGTTGATTATGTACATAATGCCAACAATATGGTGTTAAGCAAAAAATACCTAGAATTGAACCAAGAATATAATTAAGTTTTTTATTTGGTGTATAAGAATTGTGACCACAATCATGAAAAATTACAAATGTTTTAATAATCATTAAACTAACAAGGGGAATTGTTAATATACTTATATAACTATTTCTAAAGTTCCACATATAAAATAAAGAAACAGAATAAGCGAAAGTATGTTTTAATAAATCCTTACATGATTGATAATAAGTTGATTTATATTTTTTGAACAAACTCATCATTATATTTATACATATATTTATATATAAATATATATAAATGATAGAAATATTGGAAACATATCTTAAATTATCGAAAGATAAAGAATCAAGTTTAAAAGATTTTTTAGATGATAATACATTAAAACAAATTAATAAATACAAATTAGTAGATGATATCTATCTCAATGATAGTGTCGTTTTAATAAAAAAAAACACATTAAAAATAGATCACATTGGTAAAGTATATCGATCAAATAATAATAGGATATCTTTAAGAAAATCAAATGGAGTTAATATTACAGTAAATATGAATCATTATTATGTATTTGTAAAGAGGGTAAAAAATAAAAATAATGATCGAATATTTTATGAAATGTTATTGAATCATTTATAATATATTTATTATTATATATATATTTAATGACTACAGTTAATAATTATATAATTATTCTTGATGATGAAGATGAAAAAAAAGAATCTAAAATGATAGATATACTTAATATATCCGCTGTTTTAATTGGTTTATTATTGGGATATTTTGGAATGAATTATGAAAAACTTGGACCAGGTAATTTTCATAAAAGTGAAAATTTTGAACAAATGATTATTTTTGTATCGTTTATCATTGTTGGATCTGTTTCATTTTATTATTATTATTTTGAATAACTTAAAATTAAATAATTAAATAATTAAATAATTAAATAATTAAATAATTAACTAATATTATTTATATTTTAATTATAACTATATAAAAATTTGAAATTATATATATATAATTTCAATAAAATAAATAATTTAGTTATGAACGAATTAATAACTAATTTAATTGACAAATATTTCAAAACAAACAATATAATTTGTCATCAATTGAATTCATACGATGATTTAATAGATAATATTATTCCAAATATTTTAGATCAGCATTTCCCAATTGTTATTGAGTTTGATAAAAAAGAAATAAAGAAAATAGAAATTTCTTACAAAAATATTAAATATAAAGATACTAATTGTATTGAGAATAATGGAAGTGTTAGTATTATGACACCAACAATGGCAAGATTAAGAAATTATTCATATATGTTAATAATTGAACTTGATTTAATAGTTACTGTTACATCTGTATCTGAAAATGTTTTAATTAATCATAATAGTACAATTCTCAAAAATATTTTATTTGGAAAAGTTCCACTAATGGTTAATTCCACTCGTTGTATTACAAACAAGCATTGTAAAAAAGAAGATGAATGTAAATATGATTATGGTGGATACTTTATTATTAATGGAAATGAAAAAGTATTAATTAGTCAAGAAAAAATAGCATCAAATATTATACAAATTTTTGATAATAATAAATCTAATTCTAAATATAAATATATATCTGAAATAAGATCCAATGATGAATATTTATTCAATATACCCAAGGTTATATCTATCAAAATAACAAACAAAACAAATATATATAATAATAAAATCAAAATTTTGATTCCTGGTTTAAAACAAGAGATTCCTATTATTGTATTATTTAGAGCACTTGGTTTTACAAATGATAGAGAAATTATTCAGCTTATAGTTGATAATAATAGCGATAATTTAGATAAAGTTATGACTAAAATTTTACTCCCTTCTTTTGAAGATGCTAAAAATATTTATAGTGAATATGATAGCTTTGCTTACATATCTAAATACTTACAAAATACATATAATAATATAGCTAATGATTCTAAAATTAAGTATATTAAAAATATTATTATAGGCGGTTATATGCCACATATAAAAGGAATTAAAAAAAAAGGATTATTTACCGGATTAATGATAAATCGATTATTAAAATGTTTTTTGAAACTAGAAAAGATTGATGATAGAGATAGCTTTTTAAATAAAAGAATTGAAACACCTGGTGTATTAATTGGCAATTTAATTTATCAATCAACTGCCAAGATTATTAAAGATATGAAACAATTAATCATAAAAGAAGTTGACAGTAATATATTATCAATTAATAAAAAATATGAAGATATAATTAATAGTACAAATATTAACAAATTTTTAAAAAATAATTATATTGAAAATGTTTTGAAAAGTTCTATGGCAACTGGTAACTGGGGAATAAAAAATAATTCTCAAAAACAGGGAGTATCACAGGTGATTAATCGTTTATCATACCTTAGTACGATATCACACTTGAGGCGCGTTTCTACTTCAGGTGATGTTACTGGAAAGTTAATTCCACCCAGAAAATTACACCAAACATCATTCGGATATATATGTCCATCAGAGACACCGGAAGGACAGGCGGTTGGATTAGTTAAAAATTTATCCATGACCTGCGAAATTACTAATTATTGTTCATCTGATGTTATTAGAGAATATATTAAAGATATTATAATTAAATTAGAAGATATAGACATTTATACTTATAATAAACAAATAAATACTAAAATTATTATTAATGGAGATTGGGTTGGTTTTTCAGAAAATATTAAATATTTTAATGATTTCGTACATAAATTAAGAAATGATAATAAAATTCATCCACATATATCTTTTAGATATAACAATATGTCTAACATTTATTACATATATAGCGATCGAGGGAGATGTATTCGTCCATTAATAAAAAATAATGTTAAACTAGTAAATAATAATGATTGGATTGATTATATATATAATAATTCTGTTGAATACATTGATATTAACGAAATGAATAATTGTTTAGTTTCAACTAATTTATCATCTATGAATCAAGATAATACACATTCTGAAATAGATGCTTCATTAATATTAGGATGTTTGGCATCATGTATTCCTTTTGCGCATCATAATCAATCTCCTAGAAATACATATCAATCAGCAATGGGTAAGCAAGCTATAGGTATTAATATTTCTAATAATTCAATTAGATATGATACTTTCTCACATACACTATATTATCCACAAGTACCCATTGTTCATACATTAATGTCTAAACAATTACACTTAAATGAACTACCTAATGGTATTAATGCTATTATTGCTATAGCAACATATACTGGTTATAATCAAGAAGATTCAGTAATTATAAATAAAGGAGCAATCGATCGTGGATTATTTTCATCTACATTTTATAGATGTTACAAATCTGAAGAGAAAAAAAATCAATTAACTGGGGAAGAAGATATATTCTGTAAACCAAATATTTCAGAGGTACTTTTTCCAAAACCATGTAATTACAATAAATTAGGAGATGATGGTTTCGTCCCTACTAATACTTATGTAGACGATAATGATATTATTATTGGTAAGATTATGCCAACTAAACATGCTGATTATAAATATAGAGATAATAGTATAGTATTAAAAAATAATGAAAATGGATATATTGATTCAAACTATATTGATGTAAATAGCGATGGCTATAAATTTAGCAAAACAAGAATAAGAGATGAAAGAAAACCCGATATAGGTGATAAATTCTCATCTAGACATGGTCAAAAAGGCACGGTAGGTATGATATTAGCTCAAGAAGATATGCCATATTCAAAAGATGGTATCGTTCCTGATATTATTATAAATCCTCATGCTATTCCAAGTAGAATGACTATAGCTCAATTAATGGAATGTATTTTAGGTAAAGTATGTTGTTTATCTGGATATTATGGTGATGCTACAATTTTTAATAATACCAAAATAGATGATATATCTAAAAATCTTGAAAAATATAATTTTGATAAATATGGTAATGAAGTATTATATAGTGGTATAACAGGAGAACAATTGAAAACATCTATATTTATTGGACCCACTTATTATCAAAAATTAAAACATATGTCCATTGACAAAATTCATTCAAGATCTAATGGACCAATCGTTTCTATTACTAGGCAACCAGCAGAAGGTAGATCTGCTATGGGTGGATTAAGATTTGGAGAAATGGAAAGAGATTGTATGATAGCTCATGGTTCAACAAATTTCTTGAAAGAAAGATTATGTGATGTTTCTGATAAATTTACTTGTTTCGTTTGTAATAATTGTGGACTTATCACAACTGCTAATTCTCAAAAAAATATTTATGAATGTATAAATTGTAAAAATTATAGTAATTTTAATAAAATTAATATTCCATATTCTTGTAAATTATTATTTCAAGAGTTATTAACAATGTCAATAGCTCCTAGATTCATAACTAATTAAATAATTTAATTTGAAAATTATTGGTCTTTTTTTATTAAAATATTAAAATATGAGTGATATTAAAAATAAGTTTAATGTCGATGATCATGTAATAATTCTTGGATGCGAACACTTAACTTGGAAAATAACAAATACTAAAAAAAATAACGAACATAATTATATATATTCTTTAATGTTAGTAGATGGTGATTTTGAGATTGAATCGTTGCCATGGGTCCCAGAAGTATTATTATTACTAATAGTAGTTGGTGCTGATGTCTTCACCTTGGAGGATGAATCACAATCATGTATTACAGAAGTATCATTGGTTAATTAATTTATATGTATTATATTCATATATTTTTTTATTTATTATTCTGTCATCTTCAAATCTTTGATATATTTCTTCTTTTATTTTATTATCAGTATGTAAATAATTCATATATTTCATATATAATATTTGTATTATTACTATTATCATTATAATATCAGATGATGTTATATTTCTATTCTTATATAAAATATATGATATTATAAATATTATAATTATATTATTTATATTCATTATATATATAATATAATATATATATATATATTATATTATTCTTAATTTTCTATATAAACATCAATAAATGTATTATTATTACTTTTACGTATATTTTTGATTTTAATTGTTTTCTTTTGTTTATTATTTAATTTAAATTCATTTGCTATTTTTTTTTTCAATTCTTTTTCAAATCTTTTATATTTTTTTCCATTTAGGTTATCAAAAATATCAATAGACTCTTTAATTGTAAATATATATTCATAATTAGATAAATCTTTATTATTATTATTTTCATCACATGTGTAATCTTCATCATTTATATTAAATTCTTGTGAATAATTAATTACTTGATCACATCTTGCGACATCTACATTTGATGGATATTTACTAGGATCATCTATATTAAATATTTGCCTTTTATAATCTTTAAAATCTATCTCTTTATTTATATTTGAAAAGCCTGTACTATCTGTCTTACAGTTATGATCATCTTCATCTCCTAAATTATTATAATTCCATCTTCTATGTATTTTTTTACATGGTGTGTCTACTTTACAATCTTCTTTCCCTATCCATTTTCCCCAATATCCCGTACACATATTATCAATATATTTCCTATTTCTTATAGATACTTGATTTATAGATTTATCAAATGGTAGTATAAAATCATCCTTTGGCTCTGGTTCTAAATAATACTGTTCAATTGGTATCATTGATAATTTTACTTTACTGTCGTCTATATATTTTTTAACTATTTTATTTAGTCTTTCTTGAGAACTTTCTAGATATTTTTTTATCTTATCATTATTCTCATTACTTGTATATATTAGTGAATGTTTATCCCTATTATCACATACATTAATATTACTCTCTTCTTTACTTTCTTCTTCTTTTTCCGATATATTTACAAAATCGGATGTACTTATTTTATTTGTATAATATTCAATTTTAGTATTTTTATCATTACATAGAAACAATATTAAAATTAATAATATATATAATATCATATATTATATATATTATTTAAAAAAAATATTATAATATAATTAATGTATTATTCTCTTAAAAATGATGAATTAATTTTATTATATTTACTTAGATTATTACCCATTACAGATATCTGTAATAAAATTATAAAATTTAAAAATGATATCGAATATAAAGATACTATGGATTATTACTTAGATAGATATGATAATATATGTAAAGAACACTATAACACAAAAAATAACCATTATGGTAAATTTTCATATATTTTTGATAATAAAAATTATATAATTAAAAGAGATCATAGATTACATTTTTATAAATTAACTGGTATATCATATCAAGTTTTGGAACTATTATATGAATTAATTCGCATTAATAATGATAATTCCTTCGATATAAATATAGATGATAAAAAAGAATGGTTGAAATATGACGACATTTTGTATTCTGAACTATCTAAACATATTATGGTTGAAATGAAAAAAATTAATTTAAAATGGATATGACCAATAATTCTTAAATAATGGCTTCGGTTCTAATATATTCGTCCTTACATGTCTCGTTATTGTTTTTGGTTTCTTAATATCATCTTCTTCATCTTTTATTTTTTTACCTTCATGGTTGTATAATGGAATATAATGAATATTTTTACACCCATAATCCTTATTTATACCCATATTATATATTATTAATACAAACAGCAGTAATATTGAATTATTTAAAATTATATTCATATACTATTTATAAACATAATTATTCAATTGTTTCAACATCATCTCCACTATATGGTACATCCGAATTTACTTTATCCGATACTTGTTCCTCTGATAATGGCTCCTCCGATACTTGTTCCTCTGATAATGGCTCCTCTGATACTTGTTCCTCTGATACTGGCTCCTCCGATATTTTATTTTCGATCCAAGGATCCGATTCTAAATTATCAGTATTTATTTGAATTGCTTGATCATATAATGTATCGTTTGATTCTTTTGATTCTTTTGATTCTTTTGATTCTCTAACTTTTTGCATTCTTTCACTAAATAATTCATCGCGATTATTTGATTGTTTTTTATATTCACTTACTAATGTATTTAATCCTTCATCTAAGAAAACTTCATCATCTATCTTATCACCTGATGGATCCCATGGCAACCATTGTCCTACAGTTCCAATAAAAACATGGAATGATGGATCCATTTTATGTAAATATTCTGCTCTTAATTTAGCTTCATCTTGCGTCGAATATGTTCCACGAACTTTAACACCTCTAATATTTGTAATATTTTTAACTTGTTTATTAAAATCTCTATCAATTGCGTCAGAATTTTTATATTTAAAGTTCATATATTCATCATATAATTTTTCAAAATCTTTTTCTTTCGATTTTGCATATGATTGTAAAAACTTTGCTACAATAAACCCATCCTTGTCTTTAATAACATCCTCTGGCGAAACAAATGATAAACATACCCAAGATTGACTATTTATTGGTGGGTCATCTTCTAGAATAACTTGATTCTTACCCTTTGTATACAAATTACTCTGATCCATTTTATTTTATATATTTATTTTTATTTTTTTAAATATATTTAATAATATAATGATAAATAAACATAATTTTTCCAAATATATGTGTCAATTTATTTTAGTTTTTTTAGTTCATTTCAATATATGTTCTAATAAAGATAAATATAATTCATTCGTTATTGCTGGATTATCCGCTACTATTTTTGTATATTTAGATCTTTATTATCCAAGTGTTGTTGATAAAAGCAATTCTAATCATTGTGATTATTATTCTTAGAATTTATTTATTTATAATAAATATAATTTGATATTTTTTTTTATAATGATAATAATAATTCACTCGTGATGGTTCTATCATGGAAAGAATCTGTTGCATTGATAATAATTGATATTCTTAAAGATCCTAATATTTCTTTACATTTGATGAAAATACTTATGCCACTTAGGCGAGATTATTTAGATGATGAAGGTAGGATTTATAGAATTAATTTAGCAAAAACAACAAAATTATCACTTGATTATGCTAAACGAATTGATAATTTACATAAGTCAATTCGTTATTTAAAAAATGGTGTAATTACTCGTATAAAAGTAATCCCTTATGATTTTGAAATATATGAACAAACTAGTAATGATAAAGTACATATTATAAATTTACTATTAGGGGATAGTTGCGAATCTTACTTGTTTAGAAATAATTTTACAATTAAAGATTTGAATCGAGAAATATTAGATCTAGAAAATAAATTAGTAGTATATGACTATTATGATGAGGAATATCCATTAAGTTTACATATATTTGATAAAGATAATGTACATTTTTAAAGTTATTACAAATAATTTGAAATTTTTATATTTTTTTTCTATTACTTGAGCTACAACGAGCTCGGCCCACGTGTCACACGCAAGAACCAGGTACAAGGAGGTTTAGGCGGGGGTGGCGCATTAGGAGAAAGAATAGGAGCTTGCGAGAAGAGCTTGCGAGAGAGATCTTGCGAGAGGGAGCTTGCGAGAAGAGCTTGCGAGAGAGATCTTGCGAGAGGGAGCTTGCGAGAGGAGCTTGCTAGATGGAGCTTGCGAGAGGGATCTTGCGAGAGGAGATGCCATCGAGTTGGGCATATCGTGTTAAGTGCGGGGGTGCGAAGAAGCGCCCATCCAAGAAGGTCCAATGGAAGAGTGGTGGCGCGGGTGTTGAAACCCGGTCGTACATTTGCGAAGGTGGTCAGCTGGTGGGGGTTGGATTCTCACAGATTACTACTCAGGATGGCAAAGATAACCCCAAGAACATTTTCGGAACCTTGGTGAGCAATTTCATCGACGGTACGAAGAATGAATTGGGTGTACGCGAGAATAAGTTCTCGATGCGTGACTTCTTCGAGACCGGGAAAGGCGCGGACTTCTTCAAGACCGGGAAAGGCGCGGCGTGCGTCGGCAATGAACGTATAGGCGATGTCTTCGAGGAAGTTTTGAAGATCATCAGAAATGGTGGAACATATTTCGTGTTTAGCGGGAGCTTTCCCTTGGAAAAAGGACATGCGCTAGTAATCACCATATTATATATGCTGTACAAGAAAGAGCGCGAAGTGTTCCTGGAGAAGGTGCAGAGCACTTTGAACCCATGTGCGCAAGAGTTTCACCCTACGCAGATGCTGGAAGATGAAGGGGCCGTATTAGTACGGTGCTCGGCAAAACAACGCCTGACTAGGCAGTGGGCTGTGAGGGACGATTCCAAATGGCCGGAAGAGGTTTATCGTTCGATGATGAAGGGTCGGCTCACGCGACAGCCTAGCTGGTGATTCGCAAAGACAACCAAAAAAAAAGAAAAAAAAAAAAGCAAAAAAAAAATAAATGGCTCTATATTTAGGGCGAAAATAACGATCGCACTTGTCGCGGAGTTTTACCTACATAACCTGTGGGTTTTTTATTATTATATCTCATCATCTATAATTATTTCAACATATGTTACATATCTATCGGCAATAATTACACATAACAAAAGTAAAAATAATTGAAATACGAATAACAATAATTTTTTTTATTATACAAATAATTCTACTTTAATATGTTCTGTATTATCTATATTATTGTATTTTGATTTATTTATTATTTTATACTTATCTTCAAGATTTGATAAACCATTATTCTTCCAATCTTTTTTATCATCTTTTACTTTTTCTACTTTTCTCATTTCTTTTAATTGTTTACTTCTTAGAATATCTAATTTTTCTTCTAAACTATAATCCTCTAAATCAATTACTGGATATTCGCCTCTATCTATCTTAATTTTATTTTCTTCTAATCTATGATATAAAGCATCATCTTCACCACCCCAACCCCAAAAATTATTAGGATAACCATTACATTTCTTAAAGTCTTCACTATTTACTGAAATTGCTCCGCCTAAAAATGATTTATTTTTACCATCCTTATTATATCTTGTTCCTTTATTTGCTAAGTGAATTACATTCTCTGGATAAGATAAGTAAGTTTCCACTAGATTTTTTGATGGTAATAAATCTACATCTGTTAATATCGTATATGAATTATCTTTATCTTTTTTATTGGCTATTGTAAATCCTATATTTTTTAACATGCCTAAATTAAATTTAGCCATCCTGCTATTTGGTTGTTGAAATAATTCTGGCAAATCATCATAATCATTTCTATCAGATTCTTGTTCTATTATATATATATTTGTTTTAGCTCTATCTTTGAATATAATATTCATTTGATCAACAAATATTTCTAATTGCGTCTTTCTTGATCCATCTCCTGGATCTCTGTAAGCTACTACAATATTTATTTCATATTCTGACATTTTAAATTCTGGTTTAATTCTATATGATCCTAATTTACTTATCAAATTATAGAAATATGAATAAGTTCCATTATAAGATAAATATTTTTCATAAAATTCAAGACCATTCTTAGCTATTTTTTTACATTTATCATCATTTTTAATACACCATTCTATCTGATTTTCTAAATCACTTAAATCTGATTTGATTGGAACATAATGTGTATATTCTTCTAGGTATTTTTGAAACCATAGTGTATATGGACTATCCACTAATAATACAACTGAACCCATTCTAAATTCATTGCCCAATCTAAATGCTTTTACATGCCCATCTATATCTAATATATACTTGTGTCTCGATTGCTCTTCTAAATCCATAAAATTTTCTTTACCTGCCGTAAATTTAAATTTCTTCCTATCTAATATATCTAAATTGCCGTCATAAATTTTTGGTTTATTGTTCCATCCAGTTAATTTAGCATCTAATATATTCTTACCTTTTTGTAATAAATCATATGACATTTGCGCCGCTTTTAATCTCATGTTTGTTTTTGTGTCTATCCCACATCCGGTGGCCGAGCCCCTAAATACACATATGGGTTTCTTTTTATCAAAATCTAACTCAAACTTATGATCTTTATTATAATTATTTTTACATGTGTCTGGATATATTTTATCAACAATTCTCATCATATCATCCTCTGTTGGTATTGGTATATCCTCAAAATCTTTATTCCCTGATTGTGAAAGTATTGGTGTATATACTTCATGTTGATATTTCTTATCTATTTTTTCATTTTTGAATATTTGATCATAGGGTTCTTTATGATCTTTTCTTAATACTGGAAAGTCTCTTGGATTGAAAAAGAATTCAATATCATCCACTTTTTTATTTGTCTCTTTTAAATATTTAATAAATCCTAATAAAAAATGTTTAAATGGTACAATTGTTTTGTCACCCTCTTCAATATATTCTTTGTATTTATATTTCATTGCTCCATAAGAAAAGATACAGTTATTCGCATACCATTTGGACGGATCCGATATATTTTTTGATTCCGATGATAGTTTTTTTATCATTTTTGGATTGGACTTTTTTAATATTTTTGACCAGTTATTTACATAATTAATATTATTAAATGGTAAATATACATCTAATTTGTTATCTTTTATTGCTATATATACTCCTTTCTTTAGGACATCAAATATGTATTCAAAGGTATTATATGTGGTTATATAATTATTTCCAACAAATATATTTTTCTCATTTGTTTTAGACTTCGGATAAGATAACATTCTCGATTTAATATATCCGTATTTTTCAAATTGTATATTATCCCCGGCATGGAAATATAATTGATTAAATGTTTCATATAAATAATTTGTAGATATATTTTTCAGATATTCTGTATATTCTTTTGGATTATTTATATCTTGTAACTTAATCCAACTTATATCACTTATACATTCTTCGGTTTCATCTTTCTCATATACATCTTTTCTTTTACTAAATTTATCTATATCCATTATTTTATCTAAATTTGTTTTATTTATCATATCCCTAAATTCAATCTCATCTGGTAGCTTGATATCTTCTATTGTTGAATCCATTGATTGTAATAAAAATCTAGATATATTATCATTTATTGTATTTACATCTGTTACTAATCTAACTGATATCGACATAGAATATAATTCATGAATTAATAATTTCATTGAATATGGTAGTTCTATTGTACATTTCTCTTTCGTATCTTCTCCATATGACATCATACCTGTATTTTGATCAACAATAATCTCAAATTTATCTGATCTTTCCATCACACTCTCTCTTAAAAAGTTCGATGCCCCATGACACCATATCGCCCACTGTTCCATTTCTCCTATTCTTAAACCCCCCATATTCGCCCTCCCCGGTGCCGGTTGACGTACCATATATTGTAATGGACCAGTTGATCTCGAATGTACTTTATCCGCAACCATTATCTTTAATCTTTGATAATAACAGGGTCCCATAAATATTGATGTTTTTATTTGATCTCCTGTTATTCCATTATATAATACTTCATTACCTGTCTTGTTATATCCATATGATTTTAATTTGTTCATATAATTTTCAGATTCATTATTCATAAATGGTGTCGCATCTCCATAATATCCACCATTAATCGCAACCTTCCCCAATATTACTTCCAAAAAATAGTTTATTGTCATTCTACTTGGAAAAGCATGTGGATTAATTATTATATCTGGTATAATCCCATCCTTTGTATATGGCATATCCCTCTGCTGTAGTACCATACCACACATCCCCTTTTGACCATGTCTCGTAGCATATTTATCACCTATTGTTGGTATCTTCTCTTTTCTTATTCTTATTTTACATCTTCTTGAATTATTTCTATTCTTTGTAACAATTACTTTATCTACTATTCCACTCGTTCCATTTTTTACTCGTGTTGAACTTATCTTGTTAATATCTTTCCCCGAAAATGTTTTGGATTGTGTAGATTTACTTGTTAATACTGTGTTATCATCTACGTACTCATCCTCTCTTACAATTCCATTATCATCTAATTTAGAATAATCATATTTTTCATTCTTAACTATATTATTTATTAAATCTGGATTTCTAAATCTTGTCATTGTATTAGAATCATCATCCTCTTCATCCTCATAACTTCTTAAATATAATGATGTAAACATCCCTCTTTCAATCGATGATTGATTTAATATTACTGAATCCTCTTGATTATAACCAGTATATGATGCTATAGCTATTATCGCATTAATTCCATATGGTAATTTATCTATATCATTATATTTCTGATATCTATTTGTTACTAATGGTTTTTGTGGATAATATAATATATGCGAAAATGTTTCAAATCTTGAATTATATTGTGATGAATATACACCCACTGCCTGTTTCGTTTGTTGACATGAAAATGCATTTCTTGGGTATTGACTATATTCTGGAAATGGTACGTGTAATGCTACCGGACTCAATATCATTGATGAATGAATTTCACAATGTGTATATTCTTTATCTATCGAATATTTATCTTTTGCGATTAAACAATATATACTCTCAATTGAATCTATATATTCTATCGGTGCTGACGTATCTTGTAAATATTTTAATAAATCTTTTTTATCTTTTATCTTCATATATTCTTCGCGATTATAATCTAATTTATCTTTACCATACATTAATCCGTGAATACATTCATTCCAATCTTTCATACTTTCATAATCCTTTTCTATTAATTTATTCTTATTTTCTATTAGCTTATATACAGGTCGTATTATTCTTCCAGAATCCGTAAATATATATATCTCATTCGTTAATTTATTCCAACTAATTGATGTGTGATTATTTATTATACTATTCGTTTTTAATAATTTAAGTAATTCGGTTAAATATAATGGATTATCATGTATTCCTATCCAGGCTCCATTTAACATTATTTTTGTCTTGTCCATATCTTTAACCGTTATATCTTCTATAAAATACATACCTAAATCTATTAAACATTGTTTCATCATCGTTTCATCTTGATTAGTTGTAACTAAACTCATAAATGTTAAATGATTTAACAAACCCGTATTTGCTCCATCTGGTGATTCTATTGGACACACAAATCCCCATTGTGAGCCATGTAATTTTCTCGGACCAAATGTCTTTGATCCTGGTGGTAATGGTGTTACTAATCTTCTTATATGTGATGTCGTCGCTAATAATGAATTCCTATTTAAATCTTGTACTATTCCTTGTCTACCAGATATACCCGTTCCAAATACACTTCCAAATGATTTGGTTATATTATCCATTATCGTTCTATCAAATATCACGTCTTTATTATTCTTATTTATTATTTTTGTTATATCGTTGTCTGCTTTCTCAAAATTAAATTTATATTCTGTATCTATTTTTAATGATATATTCCTTTTATAATTTCCCCATAACTCACGATATAATTCTAGTAATAATGATCCCGCTAAATCAATTCTCTTGAACGCATATGAATCCCTATCTGTCTTTTTATAGACTCCAATCTGTGTCATTAATAATTTTCTTACTACATATCCCAAATATTGTGATTTCATTTTATAATCATCCTTGTAACTTGGTAAAAAATTATTAGTTAATATATCTATTACATTTATTATCTCTTTACCCTTCGTATTTATTGCTAGTAATTTAAATGCCTCTTTTTGATTATATATAGGAACACAATCTTTTTGTGATGAATATAAATATCTACCTATTAATCTTTTCAAATCATCATTATCATTCTCGTATATTATATATGAATATATCTCTTTATCATTCAATACTCCTAGTGCTCTAAATAATATAAATAATGGTACTTTAATATCTAAACCTAATATTCTCACCATTATTTTATATTCTGAATATTGAACTCCTGTTTCTTGAAATGATGTCTTTTGTACATATTGATCATCCTTTTTTACTAGTTTATTACTAAATTTATTTAATGTTATCATATTTGTTCTAGATGATTGTAATCCTTCTTTTGATTTCGTCTTTATTACCGCCTGTAATTCTATATCATCTTCCGGTGAATCATATATATATAATATATTATCAACTTTCTTCTCTTGTGATAATATTACTTTTTCCTTCCCATTAATTATAAAATATCCACCTTGGTCATATTGACATTCACCTAATTTTGATAATGTCATCTCATCTAGTTCCCTTAATAAACATTGCTTTGAATGTAACATTATCGGTATTTGGCCTATATTTATCTTCTTATAGTTCCTTACTTCAATTGATTGACCGTCTATTATATATACTATCCCAATATTACAAAATACATTCGATGCATATGTTAATCCTCTAAGTCTCGCATTATTTGGATACATATATGTTATATCTTCATCATCATCATATATTATTGGTGATGACATGTAGATATTTTCTGTTTCTGTTTTAACTATATTTCCCTTATCATCCACTATCTCTCCAAAATATATCTTTATTTCATATTTGAATTTACTCTTCTCTGCATTAATCGGCTCTTTATATAATGTTAACGGATTATCTCTTTTTATTATATGTATTATACCTGTCTTGTCTGATGATATAAATTCATCATATGAATCTATCTGATGTTGAGACTTATAATATCTATTATCTCTAAAATATGTATCTATTATATCCCATTCATTTACTGATTCTTCCATATCATTACTTGTTAAATTATACATCTGTTCTCTCTTTCTTAATTCATCTATTTCCTCTTTATTTAATTTATTATCTTCTTTCTTAACTGGCATTGGTGTTTTTTTCGCAGTTGCTTCAGATTTATCTACTTGTTCTTCCGATTTATCTATTTGTCCTTCCGATTTATCTATTTGTTTATCTACTTGTTTATCTACTTGTTTATCTACTTGTTTATCTACTTGTTTATCTACTTGTTTATCATCTTTTGTACCTCCCATAAGTATATCATCGTCTAAATCATATTCTAAATAATCTTCTAAATCATCTTCTAAATCATCTTCTAAATCATCTTCTAAATCATCTTCTAAATCTTCGTTAAAATCTTCGTTAAAATCTTTAAGTTCTGTTGATGTTATTATATCTCTAATCTTTTTTTTATTCGGATCTTCATATCCTAATGATTCTCCTATATTATTTATTATATTTGGTATGTTTATTTTATTCGTTTCTGTTTGTCGTTCTATAGATACTGTTTCTGTTGGTTGTTCTATCGATACTATATCTACTTTCTTTCTTGGAGATATATCTTGTGAATTTTCTTTCATAAATTGATCTATATCTTTATTAGATGTATCAACATCACATACTATTATTTTACGACTATCCATATATATAATTATATATTATTTATAATTTTTAAATTTAATTTGTTTAAATTTAAAATTATTTTAATTTTAAATATTAATATGGTGCATAATCAATTATTTAAAATAATACCAGATAGATCTTTTTTGCTTGACATTATTAAATTATTTGGTATTAATGATTTAGATGAAAATGTTCATTTTACTAATAATGATCTTATACATCTAAATACTGCGAGCAAATTAAATGATTATGCCCCTAAATTAAAAGAATACTATATACCTTGTAAATCTAAATTATATCTAAACAATATCAACAATAAACGAGCCATCACTATTTTAAAACAATTATTAAAAGTATTTGATTATTTTATTATCAATCGATTCAAAACTATAAATGGTAATAAAATAAAATATTATATTATTCATAAAAAATCTGAAGATATCTTCATTCCTAAAAAAAAAATATTAATTAGTTTTGATTAAATTTATGTATTCTATCTTACTCTAGATGTCGATCTTCGACGTGGTTTACCTTTTGGTTTGCCTTTCGATTTACCTTTTGGTTTACCTTTCGATTTACCTTTCGATTTACCTTTCGATTTACCTTTCGATTTACCTATTGGTTTGCCTTTTGGTTTGCCTTTGGCTATAGGTTCTGTCTGTGTACGTTGTTTAACCATAGCTAATGGATTAAATGTCTTACTTACATCTGGTATTGATGTATCACATTCTCCAACTACCTTAATTAAATTATTAATATCAGATTCCATTAAGTAAATCCAGCATTTATCATTGCTACCTTGATTACATGGCATTTTTAATGATTCTCTCCATTTGTTTTTATTCACACATAATTTATTATTCTTGTTCGTTAATATTTTTAATCCCTTCTGATATTTAATCATATTTATATATTCTCTCTTGTCTGTATCAGATAAATCGGGTATTGATGGTATCTTTTTAATTACATCATCCCATGTCTGATTTGGAGAATCCCCTATTATTTTTCTTATTTTATTCGTCTCTCTATTACTTACATACATATCATGGATTAAAATTATAATTAAACCTACAACAATAACTATTATCAATACAATCACTATCCACCAAGTATCTGATAATGTTATCCCAAAAAATGTTGATTCAGCATGGTATTGATTATCTTTTTTAGTAGGTACCTTTGTATCTTTTGTAGCTTTATCTGGTGTAGTTGTTGATCGAGGTCCAGGTGTAGTTGTTGATCGCGGTACCGTAGTTGTTCGCGATACTGTTGTTGTTACAGGTATTGATTCTCGTCTTTGATTTAGATAATTTTTTAGTTCTTGTTCTTGAAAATTTTTATAATTTAATTCTTGTTCATTTCTTTGAGCTAGATAACGTTGATAAATTAATTCATCTTTCTCTTCTATTTCTTTTTTTGTTGGGGCATAATAATCCACTGATGGAATACCTGGTACTGGTGTTTTATTAGAACGTTTCTTTTTTTTTGGTTTATTCATATATTACTTTATAATATTTAATTTTATTATTAATGATTACTTAATATTTTTTTCGCATTCAATCTTATAGTTTCTAAATATTTGGGATCATATGCCGTTTCTAAGATATCTTTTAATTCATTCTCATTCGATATTCCAAAACAATTATATTTATCTATAAATAAGTTATCTTTTTCTATCCAGTCTTTGTGTAGTATTAATACACAATCGTTATAAATTGCTTCTAAAAATGTATATTGTGTACCACCACCATCATTCGCTATAACCGATAAATCTATCATAAATGATGGACTTTTTAATATTTGATTACCATTATATAACATTGGTAATGTCTTTTCATACTTACCTTTCCAATATTTTTCAAATTCTAAGTCTTTTAATTTATGAAATACGTACAATCTATTCTCCGCACCATATATAGTTATCTTTAATTCATCTGGTAATAATTTATTTGCTTTTAATATTATATCTGTATTCTTATCAAAATCTATTCGCGATATAGATACAGCATAATTATATATGCTTGGAGCATCTGATCTTGGATATTGATAAAATGGATGATTTATTAATGTTGTATCTATATTATACTCTTTTTTTATATACTCTTGTACACTTTTACGTATCACAAATACATCAAACTTATTTAATAATTTATTATCAATTAATGGGTTTATTTTTTTTCCTGTTTTTAATTCTGTCGGATCGTGAATTACTAATTTTGTTTTTGGTGGAAATAAATGTAAATATTGATAATATTGTTTATCTATTGCCGTTATCATAATATCTTTTAGTGATAAGATATCTTCTATTTTTAAATTCTGATATTCCACACCATAACCATATTTCCTCTTCTTCTTTTCTGTTTTATTTCCTATCTTATATATATTATAATTATTCTTTATTGACATATGTGCCGTAAATGTAACCCAACCACCATATATTGGCCTCGCCATATATATTAAATTCATCTAATGTATATATATATATATATATATATGTATAATTTCTTCAAATCGTTATTCTATTTTATAATTTTATAATAGTCTTTTATTGGTTTTATCTTTTATTAATCTATTTGATGGATCTTTACTAGTTGACCATTTAGGCATCCACATATAAGGTATATTATAAACATCTTTATAGTACTTGTCATATATCATTTTATACATTTCACTCTCATTCATATTATACGTCTTCCTAGCATATTCATCTATTATATCATACCATGGCTTTTCATATGATGATACACCATCTGAAAATCCATCCTTTCTTCTCCATAAGATATCATCTGGTAATTCTTTATTAAATGCCTTTCTTAATAAATATTTTTCCATTCCATCTCTAGGCATCTTTAATGCTGGATCAATTGACATGTAATATTCCATAAATTCTTTATCAAAAAATGGTACTCTTATTTCTAATCCAGCTCCAGCGGTAGTTTTATCACCACGTAATACATCAAACATATGTACATCATTAAGTAGTCTTATACACTCTGTCTGAAATGATTCTGGATTAGGAGCATTATGAAAATATAAATATGATCCGGATGCCTCATCTGCCCCCTCACCACTTAATAATACCCGAATATCTGTATGATCTCTTATATATTCTGATACTAGTAACATCGGGACTGATGCTCTAATTGTTGTTATATCATATGATTCTATCTGCTTTATTGTTCGTTCAATCGCTTCTAACATCTCTTCATGATTTACTAATACAATCGTATGATCTGTATTCAAATATTTAGATACTATCTCAGCATTGTATATATCAGGTGATCCATTCATTCCAATTGAAAATGTCCTTACATTTTGTATCTTTTTATTCACTATACTTGTTATTATGCTACTATCTACCCCACCTGATAATAAACATCCAATCGGTCTATCGCATATAATTCGCTTATTCACCGCCTTCGTTAACTTATCTTTTATGTCTTTTATTATTTTATCTTCCGGTTCTACCATTGGTGGATATATCATATCGTAATATTTTATAGTGCTCAAATCATTCTCAATAATATCATATACTGTATATGAACCCGGTTGATAAAAATTAATATTTTTATCTATATCATATAAACATTTCATTTCTGATGATATTCCTATTTCATTCTCATTATTAAACCAATATAAACTTCTTATGCCATATGGATCATGTCCTATTATTATTTTTTTATTTATTGAATCATACATTACAAAACTAAACACTCCATCTAATCTGTTTAATAATTCATCCTCTGATAATTTATCATATAAATGTATTATTATTTCACAATCACTATTTGTTGTCAATTCTATGTTATATTCTATCGCTAATTCTTTATAATTATATATTTCTCCATTACATATTAATATTTTATTATTAATTTCCATTGGTTGATTACTTTTATCATCTAATCCATTTATTGATAATCTGTGAAACATAAAATAATAATAATTATTATCTGATATTATCTCTTTTGATTTTGTATTATCTGGACCCCTATGTACACATTTATCTCCATTTTCTTTTTGTTCTTTCTTCTCCCCTCTATTCATATAAAAAAATATACCACACATTATTCTTTATGTTTCTAATAATTATTATATATGTTTATATATTTATATGTATTTTCCCATTTTTATTATATTGTGTTATGAATATTTTTTATATAAATCTATTCATATATTAAATTTATATAATTATAATTATTTTCCAATTATATATGGCGGTATCTTATATGGTCTTAATTTATTATATCCATTATTTATCGATGATAAAAGATATTTTAGAAAAAAATTAATATATTCACCATTATTATTTATTTTACCTTCTTTATCTTTATGGAATAATAAATTTTTTTTTTGTAGTTTAGTATTCGCCAATGTTTTAGGATTAAGTCCGGCTTCCGATTCTTTATTACCATATACAGATATTGATAAAAAATGAATTATTTTACTATATGGATGTTATTAATGATTTTTTTGGATTCTCTACGATATTTATTAATATCATTATATTTCAAAATTTAAATATCAATATTAAAATCGCATTAATTATACTATGGTTTATTCCTATTTTATATTTTAAATATGGATCAAAATATTTTAATGAATGGGAAAATTTTCATATTTCATGGCATATTGTAAGTTCTGGTAGTGGATTAATAGCTTCAGAGGTTTCAAGATATTATAATATTTTAATTTAATTTATTCATAAGTTATCTTATTATTTAATGATGAATAATTCTATTTTATATCATTGGGATTTTCAATATCGCATTCGTAATGCCATTTATGATGCGCCACTAATCGCTAATAAATATTTGTAATTATTTTATAATATATATATATATGATGAAAGACGATAATTTATTATTTTTTGTTTTAGTCTTTTTTGTTGGTATGTGCTTCCGTAAAACTATGTGTAATAATGTTTTGATAGAAGGGGAAGAAACTTACACAAGAACGTGTACTAATATATATGCCTCTAGTAGTTGGGAGACTTTTCAATGTGATTACAATAATGGTGAGAAATTAAGAGCTAATCCATCTAGTATTAGATGTGATGATAATGAGTGTACAAATGAAATATGTTGTTTTAATGATGATAATGATAATGATAATGATAATGATAATGATAATGATAATGATAATGATAATGGTCAACGATTTTTTATTGGTGTAATTATCGTTATTATTGTTATTTCTCTATTAATAACTATAGCAAAGCCATGGATCGGTATTCTAATATTTACTGTATTTTTGATGGTTTTTACCGGTGTTTTTTCAGGATTGTTACAAAGCGAATCACTCGGGCTATTAAGTCTGGGTTTAGTCATTCTAGCAATTGAATTGTTTGTTGGCATGTATATAGCTTCCAAGGCGACGACGAAATTTTCCTCGCGTCGCAGCGAGTCGGCGCCCATGGTTCAAGACGCGCAGAATAAACAAATAAAAGAATTTTCATAAACAAATAAAAGAATTTGCAATCTAATCACATATACACCAATAATATTGTTGACCACAAATATCACATGTATGTGGTATCGTAATATACTCCTGTGGTTTTGTATATTCTATTCTATTCATTGTTTCTTTTAATTCTATATCTTTTTTTGTTTCTTTTAGTGAACTATACCAAATGTACGATAATATAAAAGATATCATTATTTAAATATATGATTATATATTTAAATAAATGATTAAATTTGATGTTGATATGGTTCAACGAATTAAAGTGTGTGGATTGTTTTTTCTACAATCTTATAAAATAATAACGGGTACAATGTTATCTTTATTTATCCCACAAAATTGTGATGGGCAAATTTGTACATTACAACAAAATTTAGAAAATAATGAAAGATATCATCAGATATCATTATCATGGAATACTATGACAATGATATCTTTTATCGCTCTATATATTTATGAATTAAAAAGAGAAAATTGGTCAATCAAATATCTTGATATTGATAATGATAAACCTGATAATGAACTGAAACAAGTTATTATTAAACATGAAAAACTTGATAAACATATGGATTCATTGAATCTTAGATATTATAATATTGTTAAAGTCAATTTGTTTATGAATTTTGTGAATATTGGTATCGTAATTAAAATTCTTAATAATAATTATCATAGTCAATCTACAATATCTTGTTTTATTAGTTTTACTTTACTTATATTAATGAAACTATACAATTCATTTAATGTTGCTTATCAATCTGTTAAACACGATAAAATGATGAGTGCTTATATGTCAGAATTTGTATCTTTTAATGTATTGGATAAAGATTACATTGAAACTCTTGATATTACTAAAAAAGATGATAAAGATAATACCGATGATACAAGACCTGAAGATATCATTCCAATTGTTAATAATGAATAAATTTTATATTCATATAAATCTAGGATTGATTTTTTACAACACTTATGTAATGGTCTGGAAATATAGGTTCCTCTACTCTCTTACATAAATTAGTATATTCTTTAATTTCATTATATTGAATAGGATCACACTTATTATAGAACCATGCGGTGGGATCACAACCGCTTGGGGTCCTTGGTCTTTCTACTCTTGTGATATGTTCCTCTTGTGCATCCGACTTAATATAACCGGGACTACAAGTATCACCATCTTCGTTTGTTGGCCAATACTTTGTAGTTTTAACATTTGATATACACGAATATTCTTGTGGTTCAACACCTTCTTCATCGCCAAGGTATAAATAAGTTTTTCGTACACCCCCATCGTCATAACTAGACTGATCACATCTATACAGTTCTTGATCGTTTGTTATTTCACCACTACATTCATTCGGCACTTTCATTATTTCTTCCGCAGGCGTATAATTTTCTATTGAATAATCATACCTATCTTCATCTTTCTTTTTAATTGGAATGCATTCACCATCATATTTATTAAAATGTTCTCCTTCTTTAATTATAATTTGTTCATAACCTTCAATTAATCCACCATCCATTATTTTACAGTAATATGTTCCTAGAAAAAATGCTAAAATAATTATCAATAACTCATTGTCTTTCATTATATATATATATATATATATATATTTTTAATATAAATTTGATATGAATATAAAATTAATAACTATTATATTATTATACTATGAAATCTAAATGTTATTTCTGTAAACATAAATTTAAAATGATTGATGTAGTTGTAACGTGTGATTCATGTTCTCATAATTTTTGCTTAAAACATTCTTCTAAACATTCACATAATTGTAAAGTTATTAATAAAGATAAACACAAAAAAATAATAGAAAAATATAATCCAAAAGTAGTTAAATCCAAAATTAATAAATAATTATTGTTAATTTTATTTTTTTTAATATTAATTTGAAAATGATTTAAGTCAACAATTATAATTATTAGTAACTAAACATGAGTAATAAAATTAAAAGAACTGAATTAAAAACACATATATATGAAACTCCTGACACATATGCGGGTGGCTCTGATATTATTTCAGAGAAACTTCCTGTTATGTGTGGAGAATCTATTGTGACTAAAGAAATTAATTATATTCCAGTTCTATACAATATGTTTAATGAAATATTAGTAAATGCAAGAGACCACTATGTCCGATTAAAAACAAATAAATCAGAAAATCAAGTTACTACTATTAAAGTTGACTTCAATCCAGATAATGGTGAATTGTCAATCTATAATAATGGTGAAGGTATTCTAATTGAAATTCATCCAACTGAAAAAATTTATAATCCAGAACTTGTATTTGGTCATCTTTTGACCTCTACAAATTATGATAAAAGTGAAGAAAAAATTGTTGGTGGCAAAAATGGATATGGTGCGAAAATTGTAAATATATTTTCAAATGAGTTTAATGTTGAAACATGTGATTCTGTCACAGGTCAATTATATAAACAAAAATTTACGAATAATATGGATGTTATTCATCCACCTGTAATTAAAAAGTCTAAACAAAAACCATATACAAAGATATCCTGGATTACCGATTTTAAAAGATTCGGTATTGATGGATTTTCTGATGATATGATTAATTTTATGAATAGACGTGTTTATGATATCGCAGGGGTTACTGACCCCAGTGTAAGTGTATATCTCAATGGTAACAAAATTAAAATTAAATCATTTTTAGATTATACAAAGCTATACCCCGGTTCGAATAAACTGTATATTAAGTTATCGGATCGTTGGGAATTAGCTGTTGGTGTTTCAGAAAATGATAAATTTGAACAAATATCTTTCGTCAACGGTATAGCTACCCCTAAAGGTGGTATACATGTTGATGTTATTGTAAAACAATTGATTTCTGGTATAGCATCTGCTATAAATAAGAAACATAAAAAAGATATTCCTGAAAGATATATTAAAAATTACCTCTCGGTATGTGTTAATTCAGTGATAGTTAATCCTTCATTTGATTCACAAACTAAAGAAAGACTAATTACACCTAAATCTAAATTCGGTTCTAACCCGGTGGTACTTGATAAATTTATAAAACAAATTTATGAGAATACTTCTATATTAGATAAAGTACTTAAATTCTCTGAGTTTAAGGAAAAAACAAACGATAAAAAGACTAATGGTGTGAAGGTAAATAAAATTACAGGTATTCCAAAACTTGATGATGCTAATTGGGCAGGAACTAGAAAATCTAGTGAATGTACTCTAATTTTAACAGAGGGAGATTCTGCTAAAACTATGGCAATCAGTGGACTAAGTGTTATTGGTAGAGATAAATTTGGTGTATTTCCATTAAGGGGTAAAGTACTTAATGTTAAAGACGCAACAAATAAACAAATATTTGATAATACTGAAATCACACATCTTAAAAAAATTTTAGGATTACAAAGTGATAAAGAATATACTGATACTTCAAATTTACGTTATGGTAAAATCATGATAATGACAGATCAAGATCACGATGGTTCTCATATTAAAGGACTCGTTATTAATATCTTTCATACTTTATGGCCATCACTTTTAAAACTTGATGGATTCATAACTTCTATGATAACCCCTATCGTTAAGGTTACTAAAAATAAAAAAAGTATTTCATTCTATAATCTTACTGATTATGAAGATTGGAAAAAGTCCACTACAAATTATAATAAGTGGACTTGTAAATATTATAAGGGATTGGGTACTAGTACCGCAGTCGAAGCCAGAGAATATTTTAAACTTAATAAAAATATGAAGTTTACATATGATGATTCTACTAATTTATCGATGGATTTAGCTTTCAAAAAAGATAAATCTGATGATAGAAAAACCTGGCTTTATAATTATAATAAAGAACAAACTATAGATTCAAATAGTTCTGAAACAAGTATTGATAATTTTATCAATAGAGAATTAATACATTTCTCTAATAGTGATACTAATCGATCTATCGGTTCGGTATTTGATGGATTTAAACCATCTCAGAGAAAAATATTATTCAGTTGTTTCAAACGTAAATTATATTCAGAAATTAGAGTAGCACAATTAGCTGGATATGTTAGTGAAAATGCGGCATATCATCATGGTGAAGCTTCTCTTCAGTCTACTATTATTGGTATGGCACAAACATTCGTTGGTTCTAATAATATTAATCTATTAAAACCAAATGGTCAATTCGGCTCCAGAATTATGGGAGGTGCCGACGCTGCAAGTCCTAGGTATATTCATACTGAATTAAATCCTATTGTTAAATACATATTTCCTGAGTCCGATATACCTATTCTTAATTATTTAGAAGATGATGGTTTATCTATTGAACCTAATTATTACATTCCCATTATTCCAATGGTACTTGTAAATGGTATGGTCGGCATCGGAACTGGATTTAGTACGAATATCCCTCAATTTAATCCAATTGATATTATTGAAAATATTAAAAATAAATTAAAAGATAAACCATATTTTGATATCTTACCTTGGTATAAAAACTTTAAAGGTAAAATATATAATGTTAATAGTAATAAATTTATAACATATGGTGTTTATAATATTATCGATAATAATACAATTGAAATAACTGAGTTACCCATTGGAACATGGACACAAAATTATAAAACATTTTTAGATAGTCTTATTTACAATAAACAGGCACCTAAAAAATCTCAGTGTATTGTATCATATGAAGATCATTCTACTGATACAAATATATTGTTTCGCATAAAATTAGTAGATACTAATTTAGATATAGATAAGGTATTTAAATTAACTAGCACTAAAACAGTGACTAATATGCATCTGTACGATTCTAATGATAAAATTAAAAAATACAATTCTATCAATGAAATTATGGATGATCATTATTCTGCTAGAATTAAATTATATGATACTAGAAAACAATATATTCTTAATTCATTAAATAAATCAATTGAATTACATACACTAAAAATGAAGTTTATAACATTAGTTATTCAAGATGATATTATTATCTATAAAAATAAAAAAGAAAATATTATTAATAAACTAATTGAATACGAGTTTCCATTAGTTGATAATAATTATAATTATCTTCTTAATTTACCAATTACTCAATTTACTCAAGAAAAAATAAGTGACTTACAATCTATTATTGACAAGTTAAATGATGAATTTACTACTTTATCAAATAAAAATATTAAAGATATTTGGTTTGATGAATTAAATGAGTTGTTTGATTATTTATAGTACTTTAAAATATAATTAATAATTTATATATTTTTTTTATAATTACTAATATAACTATATGGATATAATATTAATTATTATTATTATATTTTTATTAATTTGTAATATTTGTAAGCACAATAATTTAATAGAAGGTTATTCAATGAATATATTTACTGGTTCTACTAATACACCTGAACCTAATACACCTGAATCTAATACACCCGAGTCGAATAAGTGTGATACTAATGATAAGTTCCTGTCTTGGTATATTAATGCATCAAATAAATGTAATTTAAGTGATAATTATTGCTCTGCTAGTTGCGCCGAAATATTTAATAATAAAGATCTATCTAATAATTGTTATAATCATCTTTATTATAATGAACCAATCAAAATTAATGATAACACTTTTTCATATACAGAATTAACTCAATTATATAATGCATCAAATATATGTAACACTGAAAGTATTATGGATTTATCTACGTATTATATGTGTAGTCCTGATAGTACAAATTTTACTATATATAATAATGATGATGGTTCATCTTTTGCCAGATGTCTTAATAATGATGGTAATTTTGATACTTTAGATGATCTCACTGAAAATGAATTAACTCAATTAGCATACCTCCGTAATTTTAATTATAATGGTAAATTGATATGCCCCATAGATTATATTATAAAAAAATATGAAGATGATTATATTGCTTGTGTGAAAAAAACTACCACGCCAACCAATACTACAACACCCACAAATAATACCACAGTACCTCCTAATACTAATCAGAATAGTAATGCTAGTTGTACACCTAATAAAATATTTGATTATTTAAAAACAATGGAATCAGAATCAAAATCATATTATCAACTATTTAATTATTGTCAACAAAAGAATAATTCAGATTGTGAGCTTCAAAAAATGGACAACGGAGATACTGTATGTGTATTTACTACAACACCTACAATTACTACAACACCCACCAATACTACAACACCCACAAATACTACAACACCCACAAATACTACCACACCCACAAATACTACCACACCCACAAATACTACCACACCCACAAATACTACCACTCCTACAAATACAACCACGCCCACCAATACTACCACTCCTACAAATACTACCACACCCACAAATACTACCACACCCACAAATACTACCACACCCACAAATACTACCACTCCTACAAATACAACCACGCCCACCAATACTACCACTCCTACAAATACTACCACGCCCACCAATACTACCACACCAACATTTACTACAACACCAACATTTACTACAACACCAACATTTACTACAACACCCACCAATACCACAGCAGCTCATACATCAGCACCTACATCAGCACCTACATCGACTACATCTTCTAATAATAATAATATATA